GTGATGCAACCTACCGTATTGTGTGTTGGAATTAATCGTTCGCTCGCGAGATAAAGCCGACTCGGACTGTCCACCGTGATGCAACGAACTGGCCTTGTCTCTACCGGATCAACAGCAACGATACGTCGCGCCCTACCGAATGCCGTTTCTTTTGGTTCCTTAAACAGACCCGCTTTGCGTTGCAGACGGAATGGATTAAATGCTGGACAAAAGGTAATGCGCCAATACGAGCGTCCGTTTATGACCTTCTCTGTTAGATTCGCTTTCTCGCCCAAACTTACGATAAGTTGTACTATCTGCTCGGCAAGTCCGCGCCGTTTCTGCGTAATCTCACAAGCACGTCCCTTCGGAGTAATAGACCCGTCCGTATCCATCAACCCCTGAAGAAGCGCCATTCGCTGCTCTTTAGAGCCGTAGAGATAGCACGATGGAATGTGCTTGTTGTTGATCAAACCGCACTGATTGAGTGTGCGCGAAAATGGCACATCCTTTTTAGATGCGGTTATCGAATATGTCGTCGCTCGGCCCGCGTTTGAACTTTCGATTTTCTGAAACGTACAGCCAATTGCATCAGCGTATCGCTTCAACTCAACAACGATTTCTTCATCCATTGTCGTGAAATGCGGCACTCTCGAATGACCGTCACCTAACCAAAGTCCTAAAATATAAGGATCGATTGGCTGACGCTGCGGTGGGTATTGAAGAGGGCCGCTAAACCCGATCGAATGGTTATTTTCTCCGCGTGATTTGAGTGTCTGCGCGATTTCAAGCGTGGTCTTTATTTTGCCTTGTCGTCGCTGCTGAACGCCTACCACCCGCGTTCCTTCGCGTCCCGCACCTAAAACGTATCGTCCACGGCGACGGGTGCGATCCGCTTTCGTCTGTGTGACCCAAAGATGATCTTCGTCACAAACAACTTCCGATCCGTCATCGAATCTTACCGCGTAGCAAGGGCGTCCGATTTGAACCTCGTGCACTTCAAGCACTTTCGTAGGTGCGCCGGTTTCATCGAAGATACAATCTCCGACCACAAGATCGCCCATTCGCTTAAAGCCGCCGCAATAGATCGGAATTAGCGTATCAACGTCCAGTGCCTTACCAAACCGGCGATGCGCCACGATCTTGGCAAAACGTTCTTTTCGCGCGTGGTAGGGCTTGAACTGCTCGCGCGGCAAATAGGGGATTACAAGAGAGGTCACGCTACGCTATGGAACGCACGACTGCCTGAAACAGATAGTCTTTTGTACGCTGTTCGATCGGAAGTTCATCGTAAGAAACGAAACAAGGATGCTCTTTCGCATCAGGGTTTTTCAGGGGACCATACTTCCACCCATCGCGGCGTTTCTCTTCCAGCCAGCTTTCGTGCGATGCTGAAGGCGGCGCGTCGGGATTTGCTCGGGTAAACTTCACACCGTTGATGGCGCTCGCGCGCTGCCATTCCGGTGCATTTTCCCAAGTCGGTTGGGAGTGGTCTCCGATGCTCGCACAGTAGGCGCGGTTAACCTCATGGCAAACTTTGGCAATCGCAGCAATAACTTCGTCCATAGGTACTCCTCAAAATGAAACGGGGCTAGAGCGCAGGGCCGCCGTTCGTGAAGGTTGCCAATTCCTGCAGCGCGTCGTCCGCTTCCTTCTCCATCGAAGCGGCTACCTGCGCGATTGCGTCGGGGACCGTGGCCGACTTGGCGGACGCCGCCGCAAGCTTGCCCATGGCCGCTTCCATGTCCGCCTTGGCTTTCGCCTTTGCAGCATCGATCGCCGCTTTGATTGCGCCAGGCTGGAAACCAGTAATTGACATGTTCGGGGGGCTCGCGTTGTACAGGAAAGGATTGGAAAGGGCGGCCAAGATGTCCGCCTCGCTGGCGTTCGGGGGCAACGTCACGTTTACGTCGCCCATGATGAAGTTTTGAACCCCGGCGGGGCCGTATTGCATCGTCAGCGATTCGGCACCGGGCGTTCCGCTCTGGCGTAAGGACGTTTGTAGTTCGTGAATGCCCATCTGCTCTCGGCGCCACGCCTGGTTTATGTCGTAAATGTCAGGGAGCAGCCTTGCGGCGATCCAATCGAGGTCGTTTTGTGTGACGGGCACTAGGAAGCGAGTTTGGCCCGCGCTTTGGCCTTGATCTTGACGGCTTCTGCCAGTGAAATGTTGCCGGCGCGCTCGGAGCGCGTGGCGCCTGAAATGGCGAGCCGGGCGTGAACCTTGTCCGAATCGGGAAACGACTTACCGGGACCTGCAAAATCCTTTTTCGGCATCTTGGCGCGTTTGCCAGCGGTGAGTTTGGTCACGTTGGTTTCTTTCTCTGCGTCTCGAAAGAGTCCCACAAACCAGCGTGGTGAATGGCGTCTCGTGCCAATTCCATACCGATTTGCATACCTTTATGTTCCGTGGCCTGTAGTTCGGCGGGCCAAATGCGAAGCGTCCGCATGAACAGCGACACTTTGTCCTTCATCACAACGATGCGATATTCGCTCGGATCGGGCATGTGGCCCCTGTGAAAAGTTAGTCCGGTCCCGATCCCCGGTACGGGAAGCGTGCACCCTACCCGCTTTAATGCGGAAAGTCAACACGAATCAGTAAGGCGGCACAGGCGGCAGCGGATCCGCCTCGAAGCTAAACTCGATGCGGCCCGACGCCTTCGCCCCCGGCAGAGCCTTGGGCGCAAAGAACCCAGCATCCTCCTTGGCCATCAGCTCGACGGCTTGAAGGAACCCTTTCGGGTCCGTCCGGTACATGCCGCGGCTTTCCAGGTCCATGATAACGCGATTAAGCAGCGCCATACGAATGCGCTTGTCTGTGGTTGGCGCTGCTAGAAACGTCTCGCGCTCTTCGTTGAAATAGGCCAGCCACTCGCCGGTCAAGCGTTTGGGATCACAAGCACCGACATCGCCGATGGTGCAAGGTGGCTTCGCTTTCCACCGCTCGTTGAAACTGTAGACGATATGTTCAGGCTCTTTGCAGTGCGCGATCGACCAGATGATGAAGGCGCGCTGCTCGTCTGTTAGGGTTGTCGCCATGGGGCGCGCTGTTAGCCGCCTCCGCGGAAGCTAGAGTGAGCATCAGGTGGGTTACGTCTTGGCAGCAGTCACCGCCTTAGCCGTGCTGTCTCGTCAATTCGAGCACCCATCCGCCTTCGTAGCAGGGTTGGGGATTCCCCTGCGCTTACTTCCGACTTCCCCACCTGATTGAAAACGCGGCGCCAGCGAGCCGCACACGGCGACCTTTGGTTATCGTGCGGTGATTCCGTGACCGGGACATCCCCGTGTAGTCAGGCCCCGCCTCGCGTGATCGTCATTCTACGTTCCGCGCTGGTCGCCGCGTGACCCCCGAGGGGGTTTAGATTGAAAACGCGGCGGTCGGGACCACAGGATGCCCGACGTTACGGTTCGCCTCCGCAGAGGGATAGCCGCCGCGTATCCGGAGCGCCCTCTGTGGCGAAGGGCGGCGCGTGGGTTTACCGGCCGGTACCCGCTCCGAATTACGTTAGCACTCTTGAACGCCGCTCTATCCCCACGGGGACTATACTGACTTGGTGAGCGGCGCACAGGAACGCTTTAGGCTTAAGCCGGATCGGCCTTCTTGGACATTTGGACGCATGTCGTCTGAAAGCCGAAATTCTCATTCACGGCAGCCATTTTGGTCTGCATCTCCGCGACGCGGGCCACGCAGGCTTCCATGGTGTCCATCGGCTCCTGTTGCGGAGGCAGCTTGCCGTCAGGGGTCATCAGAATCATGACGAACAGAAAAGCTTTCATTGTGGTTCCATTCTAGCAGGAGGGACGGGGTTTGTCAACACGTCGTTTTAGTGCGGAAAGTCAACGCTCTGCGTTTCGGAAGCTGACCTAATATGATCCTTGCCGATTGCGCTATACAGCCTCTCCAAGGATTCGGCGGCTAGAACAGCCAGCTTGCGCCATTCTTTATTGGCCTTTATGGCTTCGTGCTCGCAAAGCTCGTTGTCGATCGCGCTGATTAGAAAGCTCGTCATGTGCAGGGCTTCGTGACAGCCATGCGAGCCCGGAGCGAAGTTTGGATCGATTTTCTTTGGCCCGCTCACTTGCTGCCCAACCAAAGCGTAATTGGACCGATGCGATACATTCCACCCAAATTCCAAAAGAACCAAGCCACTTTCCCGCGTGGCCACGACCATGTGAGCGTCCAGCGGGGCGCGCATATCGCGGGGATTCGCCCCCATTGATCCCGAGGGAATATTTTCACGACGCATCGCTCCATTTCCAAGTGCTATACGGTGGTGCGCTTTCGAGGTAACGTCCCGCAAGAAACTCTCGTTCCGCCTTTTTGTCGATATGACGTAAGTACGCCGTATACCGTCGTCCTTCGGCGAACCGACGATCGGGCCAGCCGTTCTTGTTCATGCGAACCGTGGTCGCTTCAGGGAGCCGCACCTCGCCAAAGGCGCAGGTGTACACGTAGATGCCGCTCACCTCAAAAACTCCATTCTTCTCTCCCGTAGCGTCCTGCCGGGCCGGCGCGTCGGCGGCAAGCCGTCCACCAGGTTCGACCGCACGCCCCACATGCTCGGGCGATCCGGCAGCACGTAGCGCTCGACTGCTACCCACGGATAGCCGCGGCTGTGCCAGTACGTTGTGATGGTCTCGGCGAGCTGAGAAGCGCCGGCCTTGGAGAAGCAATCAGTTGTGGCAGGGTGGGGCTGCGTCATGGTGTCCTTTAGAGAGAGAGAGAGTGTACCGCTCTAATGCGGAAAGTCAACAACTACTTGAAGCGCTCAGGAGAGCGGGGCGGTGAAGATACCGCGGCGTTCTCCTAAATTTCTGGCATCCTCGATCGCGCACGCGATGTCGTCAACCATTTCGGGCCGGAGATAGGTGCTCCATTTCAGAGCAAGCCGCTCCGCAATCGTCCGCGCTGGCTCGACGTTGTTTTCGGCGTCGAACTTGAACAGGGCTTCATCGGCTGGCGTAAGCGTGACTTTGAATTCGCGGCTCATGCTCGGTCTCCATTCTGCGCCAATACCCGGTAGACATACGCCGGCGCCACCTCCAGCAAAACCGCGATCCGCTTCGGCGCAATGCCCGCAGCCGCCAAGCCCCGCATCATTCGCGGCTTGTCCGACGTGGGACTGCGAGGGGCGCGGGTGCGGTTGGGCCGCTCCCGCCGCAGGATGGCATAGACGCGGCCCGGTGGCAGGGACAGGGCAGCAGCGATCGCGGCCGGGGTTTCGCCAGCGTCGCAGAGCGAGAGTATTTGGGCGGCGTCAGTCACGCGTCTATCCGAGCCAATTCACAATTAGCGTAAACATCGCAAGCAAAAACGCGAACCGCAATAGAGTTGTTTCGACGCAGGGCATCTCAGCGCTCCTCGGGGCCTTGGGGCTCAGTATGGGGGACGCGCTGCGCCCAAGGTATTCACAGCCTCGACGATCAGTTCCGCGAGCCCCGGCAGCATCTTATCTTCCCATAGCGAGCACTCCATCACAAGCCGCGGCATCGGAGAGATGGCACGCCAGCTGGACGGCTCCGAGGGCGCGCGCTCCATGTCCGCCGCGACCCAAATGTCGCCATAGGCGCCGACGATCCAGGGCGTGGGAAATTGGAGTAGGAGGGGTGGGAGGGGCACAGCGGGGGCCGGGGCGCGGTCGGCGGGGAGGGTGAGCGGGGGGCGTTGGAAGGTGGGTTTGGACATGGTACCTCGTGGGGGTTGGGTGAATCAGAAAGCGCCTTCGGCTACCTGAGCACACGGTATGCCGCGCTCGCGCCACATTTTCACAACTTGATCGCGATCGTCGAAAGCCATGATAGGCTCGTACCCATCTTTTAGAATGCGGTCGAGCAGTTCGGCTTTGACCAAGTTATCGGGCCTGTGATCGCCTTCGCGACGCATGTAAATGCCGGGCGAATGAATCAAGTCGCCAAAATGTGTTTGAAGCCACGCCAGCGTTTGCTCTCGTACCTGATCTGAACGACCAGAAACGAAAACTATATCTGTTTCTAGCGCCAAATCATGTGCCAGTTTTATTATGTGTGGGATCGGCGCATCGCCGTGACAATCGGCAAAGAATGCCGGCCAGTCTTTCTTTTCCCCTTGAATGTGGTGAAGACGATGTGACAGGTCTGCAACCGTGCCATCAATGTCGAACAGGTAGCACTTCATTGTGTAAGCTCCTCTTGCGGCACACTACCGCATCAATTCGGAAAGTCAACCAATAGTTTCGGGAGCGGCGGACGGCATCGGAACCAAAAGCATTGCGCCGTCTGGACCGTACTGTCGTATACTGTTGCGATTCAGACCATTTGGCACCAACAGCCCCACGCCGACGCGCACGTATCGCGCATCCTGTGCCACGTCCCGGAGTGCTTCGGGCAGTTCCCACGTCTCGTCCGCCGTCGCCACCGTCACCACGCCGTCCCGTTCCCATACCCGCCGCACGGGCAACCAACCGCCAGCCCTCTCACTCGCAGGCTTGTAGGAACTAATCAAAGCCGCACCGCTAGGCGTGTCCAGAAGCTTCTGCGCCGGCCTCCCCCCTTCCGCCCCGCCACCGACGCGCATGTCATACCCGCATCCGGGGCAATCCAGTATGCCTTTCTGCACGGCCACGAGGCACGCCGGGCACAGTTTCGTCATGGGCTCGTCGCAGGACCAGCATTTCATGGCCGCCGCTGCGTTGCGCTTGCCACACTCCTCGCAACTCACCAGCCGCGCTGCGGTGTCTTTTGGCCTTATAAAATCAAGCGGGCCGTGCGCGTCGATGTTGCCGGCAAAATCCAAAACGATGGCGTCGGGCTTGCCGGCCGCGATGGAAGCTTCGATATTGCCGCCGATCGTGCGGAGGATGCGGCCGGTCATCTGCAGGTACAGCCCGAGCGACTTGGTACGACGCCGCATCACAAGCATATCGCACTGCTGCACGTCGAAACCCGTAGTAAGCGCTGCGACGTTGACCAAGCATTTGAGGCGCCCCGCTCGGTAGTCGCTAATGGTGCGCGCCCGCTCTCCCGCTGGCGTCTCGCCAAGCACTAGGCCCGTGGGCACGCCCCACTCGTTGCAACGTTCCGCCATCGCCCGAGCTGCCTTGGTCGATGCCTCGAACACCAGCCATGCGCGGCGGGCGCGTCCGTGGTGGCACATCTGCGCCAAATGGTTGTCCATCAGGTCAAGCATTTGCGCGTCCTGCGAGTCCCCTGTGAACTCGCCCTGCCGCGTCTTGAGCTTGGTCGGGTCGATCTTGTCGTCGGCCGTGACACTGAACGCAGGCACGAGATAGCCGTCGCGGATCCCGTCAACAATGCCGTAGCGATACACCACGCGATCGAATGGGGCGCCTTCGCCCTCGACCAGGCTGCCGCCCTGCAAGCGGAACACAGTGCCCGAGAAGCCGGCTGCGCGCGGGTTGCCAAGGTCGCGCACCAGCGCGCGGTACATGCCAGCCTCGGAGTGGGGCCAGAGATGCGCCTCGTCCCCAAGGAACATGCCGATCGGACCGAAGCTTTGCGCGGACTTGTAAACGGATTGGATCGCGGCTGAGATGACCGGAGCGCGCCAGGTGCGCTCGCCAAGGCTGGCGGCGTTGATACCGCACTGCAGGCCCAACGAGCGGCAGGCCGCGGCGTTCTGCTCGACCAGCTCGCGAGTATGGGCGCCGATGATGACGCGCTCGCCGCGCTCTATGGCGCGGCGCGCCAGTTCCGCCATGATCAGCGACTTACCCGAGCCGACGCAGGAGTCCACCAAGGGCCGGTTGATACCGGCCCGGAAGGCGTCCTCGACCGCATCGGCTGCGGCTAGCTGGTTAGGACGGAGGGTTAGGGTCATACCTCATCCAGTAACGTCACGTCATAACCAAGCGGACGTAACGAGCGCAAATACATATTGGCGCGCTCCACGGGGCTTCGCATTCCTGCGAGAGGGGACGCCATATAAACGCAGCGTCGCTCGCTGGTATCGACTGCGACGCTATCACCCTCAAACCGTGCCGTTGCTGTTTTTAGCCTCATGTCGCTCTCCCGTTGCTGGTAAAGCGAACCTACCGCACCAAAACGGAAAGTCAACAACTAATTTTGTCCGAAGCCGACGCAGGAGTCGACCAAGGGGCGGTTGATGCCGGCCCGGAAGGCGTCCTCCACGGCGTCGGCCGCTTCGATTTGGTTGGGACGGAGTTGGACGGTCACGGGCGCGTCGCGTCGTAGCCAAGGATTCGCGCGATTTCCTTTAATCGCTCTGTATCAACGTGTCGGACCCCATCGATAATTTTGTGACGATGGTCATGGCTCCAGATATCGGCATCCATACCTGCTTTGGTGAAGTAGCCGCGCTCCGCGAACTGGCAAGCGGATTCTAGCGTCTTCTTGTTCACCTTATTTTTGTAACGATCCATTATCCAAGATAATTTGGTTTCGCCGATAATCACGACAAGTTCGAAATGCCTTTCGTAAATCGGTCCACTGTGGCGGTCAGGATGGTAGACGCGCCGGTTGCCGTCGAAATGATAGAGCGTGTCACCGATATTTAGCGACGCGATCTCGTCTTGTGTGCCTCTGAATGTCACGCTGCAGCCTGCCGCTCTACGGGCCGCACTGCGAAGCGCTTTTTCTTCGAGCCTTCGTCCATCTGGCGAGCGAAATTGGTGGCTTCAGTATGGGAAATGCCGCTCAGAATCACCAGCCCGTCAGTGTGATAAACTTCGTATTTTGGGGTGCTCTTGCGCGTCTTGGTCATGTCGCTCTCCCGTTTCCGCCGCAACATTACCGCACCAAAACGGAAAGTCAACAGCTAATTTTGTCCGAAGCGTGTATGAACTGAGGATGCTCTATAGGCACCCATAAAACCGCCAGGCACTTACTGCAAGAGAAGCGGTCGAACCTGGGAGGCGCGGTTGTCACGGGACGGCGCAAAAGTGTAAGTTCATGATCGCATTCGCCTCGGAGGGTCGGGTCCATCATTTTGTATCCTTGGTTTCTGATCAAGACCGGGTAGCCCCAAGGCGCTTGCGCGTCTCTCCGGGAGTAAATCCAGCGGCTTCCCGCACATCCTCCCACAGTTTTACTTCATCGCAGGGGCGGTCCGGCGTCCAATAAGCGGCATAGTAAAGCCGTTTCACAGCCGCGCGAAGTTCTAAATATTCGTCATCCATTTTCGCTCCTCGGTTTATGCGTCGAACTTGCTTTTGAGACCGCTGATCAGCAAACTTCTTCGAAGTAGTCATTCAGCAAAGTGTTCGTGAAGGGCGGCGCGCTCGTCAAGATCGCGTCCGCCTCCGACATTTCGCCGTCGCAGACCGTTTCGAATTGTTCTGCTCCTAAGGTGCCAAGCCAAGCATCAATGGCTGGCAATTCGTCTCGGTAGGCGCATAGATCAAGAAAATGCTGCATCTCGCGCAGCACCCTTGATTCGCTTCGGTCGCGATTTATGCCACCGTTCGAACGGGAAATAAGAAGGCAGGCTCGCCGTATATTGTCCATGGTATCCTCAATGTTCGGTCAATATGGAGGCGCAGGGACGGCCAGGGGCGCCACCAAAACCACGAACGCAGCAAGCTGCTCGGCCGTCAGGAGGTAGTGCGGAGGGTCGCCCAGCACCGTGGCTCCGGCCGCTAAAGCCAGGTCTCCCACGTCTCGACCGGCTCCGGCTCCACTTTGGTCCACTTGCTGCACTTGTCGCCGCCTCTCTTAAGCACGTTCTGGATGGAGCAAAGCGCGTTCACGGTATCCTCGTCCGGCGCGGTGGCGGGCGCTGGGTAGCGCCAATGGCCGCACGTTGAGCAGGTGCGGTGCGTTAGGGGCGTCATGCGTCGAACTTGCTTTTGAGATGGAACGAAATCAGTTTGCCTTCGTCCCTTTCGCGAATCATCGTGACGAACGCCATCAAACCGAGATTATTCGCGGCCCTGTTTACTCGCCTGAATTCATCCGCGCTCAAATCGACGAACTCTTGTCCGTTGTATAAATATGGCATGGTCATGTCGCACCCCGATCCACCGCCCGGCTCCACACCAGATTTTCCTTGTCCCAAACACGTTCGGGCTCGACGAGGCGAAACCCGGCGCGAATGAAGTTGTTAGCGCTCGCGACGTTCGTCACGGCGCATTCTGATACGATATGCGTCCAGTCCGTGGCCTCTGCCGCGCGGGTGAGACGCGCAGCCATCAGGCGTCCCTGCAGCCCCTTGCCACGGTACGCCGGCAGCACAGCCGCGCGCTTCAGGTAGCCGCACCGCGGGAATGGCTCAAACGGCACCATGCCTGCGAATGCGATGATCGCGGGGCCAACCGTGACCAGCCACCAATACGTGCCAGCGCCAAGGTGACGCGGCTGGAGCGGTACGAAGTCATCGGGGAAAAGGGCGTTGAAGGCGTGGATTGCCGCAGCATACTCGGGCCGAGTCGCGTCCACCTCTTGGATGGTGTATGGCGAATCGGGCTTGTTCATATTCGGATAGCGGCGCTCTGTCTCAGTCACGCATTGACCGCATCTCTCTGAGAATGAAATGCCATGCGTGCAATTGGCGCTATCTCGCTCACTTAAGATGCGTGCCATTTTTCATTCCCGCTCCTTACTAAATTTCAGCTTCCGACGCGACGCTGCGGTCTTTCGACGGTCAACGTGTAATTTGAATTGCACCTGGACATATGGCACACGCTTTCGCGTCCGCTTATCGATCACGGCAAAGTCAATCACATGCACGAGCCCGCAATCGCAGCATTGGTCAACGAAACCTTCCTGCGCCGGCTCGATCCAATCACCTTCGACGATTTGCATGTAGCCGCGTGTCATGCCGGGCGACTCCAATCCGGCGCCAGCGCGCTCTTGTAGGGCAGCGCCGCTTCCACCAGCACGCACTCGCGCGCGTCATCCCGATCCCAGCGGATATTGCACCGCTCGCAGCGGTAGCCGTCTTGTGTCGCTCTGGCGCTGCAATCAGCCACGTAGCCCCCATAAGAGTACCAGTACGGCGAGGAGAAAAAGAGCCACGAGGCCGCCAATCGCCACCACGTCGAACATTTCCAAATCAACACCCATGTTGTAAGCGTTCATGCGACCACCAAACCAAGCCTCTCTTGCCAGCCAACACAGCCAGTGCCGCATTCGCAGCCCGCGTCTGTCCGATCGCGTCATTGAGCGCGACATGCGGCGGCGGGACCGCGTAGTCTTTCACGTTGATGCCGGCGAGGTCGTACAGCGTTCGTGTGTCGCGCACGCCCCAAAACTTCCACGGGCACGGTAGAGACGCAGCGCGGTAGACGGCCTCCAAGAGCGGCGCGTCGAAGCCTGCGCCGTGGCACCAGATCAGCGCGTCTCCTGCCGGCGCGGCCCAAGCGAGCCACGTTGCGAAGTGCTGTAGCGCGTCGCGGAGCGGGACCGCTCCTTGCGTCGCGTGTGCCCACGCAGCGGGATCCTGCTGCGCCCACCATGCTTCGGTGCTGGGATCGCGAGTCAGGCCCAACGCCTCCTGGTCGGGCACAGACAGGTTCAGCGTCGTATGCGCCTCGTCGGAGAAGCGGACAAACGCGCAGGAAAGGATGATCGCGCCGGGGCGTGTGCCCAAGGTCTCTATGTCGCACATGATGTGGGTCATGCCGTCACCCACCACACCACGACGAACCAAACCGCCGCGTTCAGCACGAGAGCGTCAATCAGTGGCCAGTTCATGGGAGCCTCCGAGGGTTGCGGTGTCGTTTCGAACGTACCGTATTAAAACGGAAAGTCAACAACTATTTAGCGTGAATCGAAACGACACCTCCGCACAGGCGATAGACCGGCTTTTCTCGTTTCCAAAAATGCGAAATCTCGTGCCCAACGCCGAAGCTTGTTTCCCATCCGGTCATATCCGCAGCGACGCAACAAGCATCGGCCAGGTTCATGATTGTCTCGTCGAACGGCAGCCATATGGAATGGTCAAGCGGGTCTAGATTGCCGTAAAGCGCCAACGGGTGAGTGTGTGCGATCGGCGAATATATCTTGACGCCTTCGCGCATCAGATTCGCTGCGATGCATGCCGCGTCGACCGCCGCCATGTGAAATCCGGCAGGGTATTTGGTGTAGGGGCTTGCCAGATATACGAGACTATGAGCGCGCAGTTTGTCCATTAGATCGCTTCACCTTCGTCGAACTTGCTTTTGAAATGGAACAAGCGTTCGGGCGGACGCGGAACGAAACACACGGTTGGTTTGCCATAGCCGATCACATACAACCAGCCACCGGGAACGGGGAGTCGCGTGGTATGTGGTGCATCCGCAGCAGTAGTTACTATTTCCCAAACGGGTTCGGGGGTCATATCGCTTCACCTTCGTCGGTTAGGGTTGTGCCGTAGAGGCGGTTGGGTACGCTTCTAGCGAGCAGCGACCGATACAATGGATTATTCTGTCGCAACCATTCGAGAGGCATCGCGCGGACGTACACGATGCCGCCGGGTCGCTCGATCCTCAAACGCGGATTTGAGTAGTCCAGATTGCGAATCGCAGTTTCGTGGTTTGGCAATTCAACAGCATCGATGAACGCGCGTAGAGGGCTACGCATCGGCCCTCACGTACTGCGGATAGGCAGAAGTCGAGCCGTCCCGCTCAAATATGTAAATAAGTCTCTCAAAGCGAAACTCAGCCATGCCCAAATCGCCGTCTTCAATAACGCCGCGAAAGCAAATCGGCGCAACCGCATCGCTCCGATTCTTCAGAGTGACTCGTTTGATTCGTGTCACGCTTCCTCCATCTCGTGCAGCGTATCCGCACCACGTTGCGTCAGGTGAACGTCGGCACAGCCCAAGCCGAACGTCATCAGGCCCAGCCGGACCAGGTGCTCCAGGTCGCCATGCCAGATCGTGGCAGAGGCGCCAGCACGGGACGCACGGAGCTGCGTGCCAAGAAAGTGCCAGCGCCACGCTTCGGGTGGCTGGGTGTGGAAAGCGAGGAAGGCGGTTTGGGTGGGAGAGAGAGGTGGTGTCACGTGTGCCCCGCCGCACATGCGATGTAATAGAAAATGGCCACGTCGCAGCCCATGGGGATGATGTGCCCCATTGAGCTGTGGCTACTGGTTTTGACCATGTACCAGACGAATGCCCATGTCAGCACGGCTACACACCTCCCGCTTGCACAAAACAGAATACGTAGTCGCCATAGATGCCATGGCGCATGAACAGCACGCCGTGACCCGTAGGATTACCCCGATCGAACTTCAGCTTGTAATTCGGAATCTCGACTTCCGTCCCCACGTCGACGTGTGGCCTTCCGAGCGGCGCGTCTTCCCGGTCGTCCGTAATCACTGCAAACGTCTTCCCGTCGCGAACGTGAATCTCGTCCGCCCAATAGGCGTCTGCAGCGCCGCAGCACGACACAAGCGGCTGATCCGGTTGCATCAGGCCGGCGTACCACGCATCAAGCTCCGGGTGCTCGTGGTCGTGGCCCCATGCCGCGCCAGTGGCGGCAAAGGCGAGGAGGGCGAGAACGATCCAACCGCGTCGGCCGGGGGTCACTTCGCGTCCACCAGTTTGAGACCAGCCAACGCGATCGCGTTCAATACATCAACCGGCGCGATGTGGTCGAGTCGCGGATTATCGCGGATTATCGTGATCAGCCTCTTCTCGACTGGATCCTCCAGTTCGAGCATACCGAGGTCTTCAAAAAGGCCGATCCAATCATTTGCGCTACTGGTAAATCCGCGCGAGCGCGCCCGCTTTAGTGCTTCATCTCGTGTCATGGCATCATCTCCCGAATTGCGTCTCGTGTCTGTTCAAACGTCCATTCGCCCTCAATGGCGCGAGTGAGATAGCGCAAGGCTTGTTGCGCGTATCCCGTTTCAATCCGTGCGGCTGGCGCCCACAACGCTTCATCTTCGGCCTGAATAGCCACCAATTCTCGGAGCTGATGAAGCGTCACGACTCGTACTTCTCCACAGGTCCGCGGCACGGTCCCTTCCGGCACAGCAGACAGCCTTCCTTGTTGGCGTAGCCACTTGGGTAGCAGGTGATGCCGGTGCGCATCACGGTTGCGATGACGGCCTCCCTGCGAGCGCGGTGCTCGGCGAGCATTTCGTCGGCTTGCTGTTGGCTGGTCACGCCGCAACCTCCGTTAGTGGCAACCACTGACAGCCCGGCACTTTCATTTCGATCAGGATTTGCACGACGCCTTCTGCGAATTCGCTAAGGTGCTTGTCGCGTGTGTTGGCGTAGGCGGCGTCGGCGGCGTCGGCGGCGTAGGCGGCGGCGGCGGCGTAGGCGGCGGCGGCGTCGTAGGCGGCGTCGGCGGCGTCGGCGTAGGCGGCGGCGGCGTCGTAGGCGGCGGCGGCGGCGGCGGCGTAGGCGGCGGCGGCGTCGTAGGCGGCGGCGGCGGCGTCGGCGTAGGCGGCGGCGGCGTCGGCGTAGGCGGCGGCGGCGTCGGCGTAGGCGGCGGCGGCGTCGGCGTAGGCGGCGTTGGTGATTTTCTTTGCCGCTAAAACTGAATCGCGCGTCCCTTCACGCTCGCATACATTCGCCGCATCGCGCAGTGCTTGCGCATGAATCGGGTTTTTGTGAATCGATGCCGCAGCCCGAAGCGCAATCGGCACACTCGTTTGGATAGCGAGTTTTGCGACCCGCTTCGTAAATTCCCGATCGTCAAGCGCGTCACGCGAACCGAGCTGCGCAACTGCGAGTCGGCGCAACCCTTTGGCTCGCGCGCCCGGCGATGACCAGTTCGAATCGTTGAGTTTGATCTTGAGCGCTCGGAGGGCGCGCGATACACACTGCGGATCGTCACCATGCGGCAAATCGAGAGCGAAACAAACCGCTGCCTCGACACACATGGCGCCGGGGCGGGGATCGCCGACACCGCGCACGAGGCCAGCGTCTATGATTTCAAGTACCTTGCGCGCTACTTCTATCGTGATTTGCATGGTCGTTCCTTAGGTTTGGAAAGGTTGTATCGCATTAATGCGGAAAGTCAACAGGAAAGGTTGGGGGCGGCAGGGGCGGGCAGCGCCACCCGATACATCGGCAGCCCGTCGACCGTCACAAAGTCCCCCTCTTCCGACTCCAACGTGCCCACAGCGTCCTCCTCGACGCCCCACTGTTCCGCCACCACGCTCTGGATCCATGCCCACGGGGCGCCGGGATCGCCAGGCAGGAAGCCGGCGCTGGCGAACGGGGCGCCCTCCAAGGTCAGGAGGGTGACAGTGCGAGGGCGGGGCACGGCGAGGGGAGGGGGGAAGCTGGGACGCGCGGGCTGGGGCACTCGAGAGGGGAAGGGCAGGATGGTTGCGGTCATGGCGCGACCCTCTTCCCGCTGCGCTGTTTCGTATTGATCTCGTAGCGAATCGTCATGGGGCATTCCTTTGAGGCTAGAGATTGCGCACGCCACAGCGAGCTGGTGCTGCAGGCTCGTGTTGGACCAGTCTAGGGCGGCGAGGCGCTGGGCGAGTTCGGGGGGCGTCACTTCAGCCTCCTAGCGTCTGCCTGCCGCTCGGCCAGCGTGCGCCACCCTGACGCGCCCCCGTCGTGGAAATCTTCGCAGTGGCGCTCCCATGCACGCTCGGCGGCGTTCTGTGCACAGTTGTCGCAGATGTGCTCGCCATACTCGTCTTCGGGGTTAGCGGTGTATGCTTCGCATGTGTCGCATACCATGGCCTGGTGCCTCCTCTGTGAACCTAGTGGGACTTTATCGCGCCGAAACGGAAAGTCAACAGGTAAGTTTGCTTCGGAGGGCCGGAACGCCTGGAACGGCTAGATTCTGCTAGGTGTCCACCGAATTCCTTTTTCCATTCAGTGGGTTGGACGTCTAGAACACCTAGAACCACCTTTTCTATAGAAGTTTATGGGAGTAGAAATAGTTCTGTACTAGGGGGTACATATCGCCCCGTGGCTGGGCCTCCTTAGGAAATAGACGTTCTAGGTGTCCAGACGTCCAAAGCATTGAAATCACAAAGGAAACGACGGAACACCAAATACATGTTGACAGCCAAAAACGGAAATGTTGACAACCAGTGGGAGGCATATCATCATGTATACCTCACATGGGTTGCAAAACGCATACTGCCGGCAGCCAAAGAAAAAGCCGCCCATCTCGGAGCGGCTCGTCGTAAATTCAACATATAAGTTTTCAATATGGCGGCGGAATCGGAATAGGCTCCTCGAACAGCATCCGATATCCGCCGGAGCCGATTTTTTGGTTCACTTTTCGTGAGGTGATTTGAAGAACCGAATTGGCTCGATGGAAGTCTGCCCACGCGGCAGCAATGTTCCGATCGAGCAAACGATGTCCGGTCTTGCCGACAGACTCCGTCTCTATCCCGCACCAAACGTGTCTGTTCATTTCAAGAAATTCGTCCGCTATTTGTACGAACGGCTTGCCGCTGTGATGCACATCGCACTGGCCCATGTTCAATAGTTGGCCGGTGAGTGCGCACGGAACGATCGGATTACCTTCAAAAATCTTGTTTCTGAATTCGTCGATCTGCGACGTGATCTCCATACGAAGGGCCACTTTGACCCTGGTCAACTTCGTTAGCGGCTTTCCGTCGAGATATTTGTGATAGCTAAACGGCCATCTTTCTCCCGATCGATTCTCAACGGCCATTCCGCTTGTTGGGAATTTCTCGTTTTTTACAAAGACAAATCGATGAATGCCGAATTCGACATACTTCTCGAACCATTCGTGTTTTTGGAGATAACTAAACCAAATCGGACAATCTTCGTCCGGAACAGGTTGATTTAGAGCGTATCCCTTCATTTTGGTTTGAAGAAATTGTTTCGCCTCCCCTACCGTGCGGAACTCTCTGCCGTCTAATGTGACTTTAGCCATAGGTGGGGGTCTCCGGTTTCGGAGCGTATGTTTACCGTTCTAATGCGGAAAGTCAACTTCAATATGGTGGAGTTGGAAGCCCCTTGGTTGCCGGCATCGTTAAACGCATCTCGACCGTGGCGTTCACTTGCCTTTGAAGCGGTTCCAGATGCGCGCACTGATCGAGTTGGTTGTTCGCGTGCCGCACCCACACTCTAGCCTTGCGCCCAGTGCCGGGCACGATCAAATTCTCGTTGCGCCATTCCATCTTGTCTAGGAACGACGCATAGCGTGCGTGCTGTGACTGTCCCGCCATCTTGAGCGCGCGGCCAATGTCTGTTGCGGTGATGTAGTACCCCCAAGGGGCAGCCGGGCGATCAAACCATTCTTGGCAAAGTTCCTCCGTGGCAGACATGGCGCGGGCCGCCTCTTGATGCTTCCCAGCCGCTTCCCATACGCTCCGTGGGATAGCAAAGATTTCCCCTTGCGCTTCTCGCGTTGCACATTCTCCCATGATCTGCTCCACGTTGGCGCGCAGCCAATCTGTGTTAACCTCACCCTGGACCTGGACGGGAAGGAAGCGCCTGTTTCCCGAACTGTCCTGGAGCGGCCGGCGCGAGTTCGAGGTGCCGACAAAGCAGCAGCGGCGCGGGTGGTCCGTGGCGAAAGCCTCATATTTACGCGTAAAGTTGTCACTTGTGGCGGACAGGAAGCTTTTGACGTGCTCCACATCTTTTTGCGCAAGGCCCGTTAGCTCACTCAATTCGATCAGCCACTTTCCTGCAAGCTGTGGTATAGTGTTTTGTGCGGAACCTTCGAATTTGAATGAGTCCGTGTGCCAGGCTGAGTCAAGCGCGAGGATCTTGCAAAGCGTTGATTTACCCGTCCCCTGCGTGGGGCTAATGAATATGACTGTCTCCGATTGCTCGCAACCGGGATGCCGCGCTCGCCGCACGAGGCCACCTATAAGATTACGCGAGACGGCTGTGTGATAGGCGTCGTCCAGCGTCCCGCAACATTTGGAAATCCAGGTGTCGAGGCGCGCGCTTCCATCCCATGCAGCGGCGAGAGTGTCCAATTTTTCCACGATAGGGTCGAACTGGTTGCGGCGCGCGATGCTTACCATTCCGCGGCGGAACAGACTCTCTGACGGGTGATAATTGAATGCGCTGTTCTTCGCGTCCATGAGTAAGTCTCCAAAAATGTGATCTGTGAGTTGTAGGAAATCTCCTCCGTCTGACACTTCAACCTGTTCCCTCCAGACATTGTAACGTAGTGCGACGGCGCGCTGCCGCGCAAATGCCCTTACGTTGTCTGAGTTCTCGGGAGCAGGATTGCCCTTGCTGTCCGTGATGAATCCGGCCTGTGTGTTCTGCTCCGATCGAACTTCCCATTCAAAATTCTTAATCGCCGAATCTAGTTTACCAGGCGTGATAACGCAGCCCGGAAGCGATGTGATTCGCTGACAAAGACTGATGCATGTCGGCGGGTGCATGTGGTGTAGCACTTTTAGAACGTTGAACACCCGATCTTGCCTGAATACTTTGGCTCCCCCGTCCGTCATTGTCATGATGCGCTCGATTGCCGCGCACATTTGTTCGTAAAGCGGATGGGTGTTCTGATTGTCAGGAAGTGTGGGATGATCCCCGCCATGTCGGCCAGGCGCGTCTTTCGTACCGGCGAGGAAATTGTCCAAGTAACCCTGACCCAGGGCTGCAACGAAATACTGAGTGTCCATGAGCGGCATTGGACCAGCAGACGACAGTCGCGCGCCGACTGCGGCGGCCATTTCACGGATTACTTTTTCTCCGCGATATCCGAGATCGTTCGACGCTCTTATTAATGTCCCGATTGTGGCGGGATTATCTGTCGTACTTTCTGATTGTCCCCATACCGCGACTAGCTTTTCTTCCCGATATTTACTGATCGATTGCGCTAATTCGAAGCCTTGTTGTCCATATGCGCGACGGAGCGCGAAAACGGCTTTATACCATTGATCATGCTGGGCAAAAAAACCGACTTCGCGTTTTTCTTCTTTTTCGCGACCATCCGGCATATCGTCGAGAATTGTAGAATCGGCGATCCATTTATCGCCTTCGCGTCGACCTAGACCCTTGTCGCGCAACAGAACCAACCGTTCCCGCATTTCTTCGATTGAGGGCGGCGGAAGGTTTTCTTTTGAAACAACAGCTTTCTTTTGTAGAACTTCAAACAGTGCGGCGAACCACGCCGAGTCCGTGTGAGGGGGAAAAGCATCCTTTATGAGCTGATAGTGACCGGACGCTTCACCTTTCTGAGTCCCGTCATAATAAGACCCAGCTGCAACAACATAGCCGTTGTTGATTCGAATATCGACATTGAGAAGCAAAGGCACCTGGCGAAGATTGCCCGTGTCAAAATCTTCGGGGACCGCGAAGAGAACATGATATCCGCCGCGCGCAGAACGCACCTGCGGCACAGGAACGGTCAGCCCGCGAGAAGTCCAGAAGTAGCAATAGTTATCCCAAGCCTTTTCATCCTTTACAATGTCAATGTCTGCGACAATGAGTTTGGACGGTCCAGCGACCATCCCAAAGTTGCAGCCGGGATGCTCTGCCTGCCAGCGCGCCCACTGTGCGGGGTCCCGGCTCCAATCATGGGCAAAGGATGCGACGAGGTGTCCGAACTTCTGCCCGGCCGGAATCGGAAACAAGGCGCAAGAGTGGCGCGCGTAGTAGTCTAGGGCATCTTGCGTGAGCACTGGGGACGACATCAGTACGGCGGCGGGGGCGCAGACGCGCCCAGCACGTCCAAAAGCGCCTCACTCGGCGTGGCGCCGTGGCGGACGCGGAACGATCCGGTGCGCACCTCTAGGGACGCTTGCCAGCCGCCCGACACGCGTACGAGGGACAGCGAGTGGGAACACTGCGCGTTGAGAAGTTCGGGGATATTTTGCATGGGGAGGGGCAATGTACCCCATTAATGCGGAAAGTCAACACGACTAGACCTAGCGTGCTGCTCCCGTTATGGTACTACCCATGAAAGCTTGTCGACACTGCGGCGATCCTCTCGCCCATCCTAATCAACGTTTTTGCTCTACTTCGTGCCGCACGGACGCTCTCCCCACCAAGGCGTGCGAACATTGTGGTGAGACGTTCCCTCTCCGGTGGAACACAGTACAGCGATTCTGTTCTTCCAAATGTGCAGGATTGGCCGCAGTGAAGTCTCGCGCGACGATATCGTGTCAGCAATGCGGGCGTCCAACTCTGGACAAGTGGAATACGGGAGCGAGGAAGTTCTGCTCGGTTCAATGTCAGGGAATTGCTTCTCGGCGCCCGAAAGCAGCGGGTAGCCTCAAGAGCGGGAAACCAAGTCGTATCGAATGGTTAGCGGCGGGAGCGCGATGGTTTGATCCTGGCCCGGAGCCAGAATTGGAACGGCATAAGGTGAAGAAGCCGTGGCGCTAGTAGCGGGGCGCCGCACGCCCTACCACTAGCCCTTGCGTGATGCCGGCGGACTCATTGCGGGGCGCCATGCCGCGCCATCCCTTTTTAGTTCCGCCAATAGGCGTGTAACTAGGCCCTCTTGGATATCGATCCCGCGCAAGCCGATCGATTTTATGTCTCTGACCAGTTGGCGGGCCTCAGCCAAAGAGAGTTCTTGCGGGGGAAGTCCCTCCTGACGACGATCAGGACTGGCTTTAAGCACTCCTAATTTCAAGAAAGGACGACGTTCGCCGACGACGTATGATGCGTGAATCGCGATCTCGCCATTCTTATAGATGATGAATCGCAACCCCGGAACCATGTCGTCGACAACTGCCAGTTTCGGCAACGGCGGCTTGCCCGCCTTCAGATCCTCCGCAATACGGACTAAGACCTTTTCTGTAATCTGGCTGGGCTCATTCGGCCTGAGAGTTCGCTTTCTCACTGAATACCTCCTGTGCACGTTGGCGCGCTAATGTCCCTTTCTAGGACTAATGCGACGGTTCCGCAATAAAAATCTTTTGCCGCCTCGCGAAATTTATTTGACTTTCCGCATATTTTCAAAAGTGAGCAATACAGACCATGCTTTGATTCGGAATGTGTCTACCGTACCGCGCTTTGCGGGCGAATCGCACTAGAGCGGCGGGGCGGCTTTCTTTTCTTGTTGACTTTCCGTTTTGATGCGATATGACTGCGCGTACACCAAGGTATCACACACGGGCAGAGGAACCCTATTACATGACGTTCAATTGGAAGATACTGCGTGCGGCGCAGACCCAGCAACTCGATAATGTCAGCGTGTCTTCACCTGGCGTGGAGTTGCATTTCGAAACTGGTTCGATCAAAGAAGCAGTGGCCGTCTTCGCCGATGAAGATACCGAGCTGACAAGAATTTTCGGTGGCTCCATATTGGCCAAGATCGATTTCGCGGAAGCGGTAGCGGCAGAAGAGACAGGCGGCGAGGCGACTGCGGAAGCGGCACCCGAAGCGCCCAAGGCCAAGCCGGGCCGTAAGCCCAAGGCTGTCGAAGCGGTAGCGCCTGCGCCGCTCCCGGTGCCAAGCGCGCCATCCGCTCCTCCGAGCCCGCCGACACCGCCCCCAGCCGCTCCCGCAGCGCCAGCCGCAGCAGACGAAGGCATTCCAGCATTCCTAGCCCGCACCCCGGCTCCTCCCGCACCCCCGAGCCCGCCGGTCGCGCCACCCGTATCCGGCCCGGTGACTGCCAAGGTCGTCGCCGAACTGACCAAACGCGCAACTGGCGCACCAGACGGCGGGCAGGCGCTCGTGACATGGCTGGCGCATCCTGCAACGGGCGGCTTCGTGGTGCCCGGCGCATCGTTCGACGAGGCGGTGGCTGTCCTGCATCAGCTCGGCGATGCCAAAGTGGCTGGGCTATTGGGGCCGTTGGGTCTCTGAGATGAGAGGGAAGGGGCCATCCGATCCGGGGTGGCCCGCTGCGGACGAAAATAGTTGTTGACTCTCCGTTTTAGAACGATAATGTAGCGACATCAACAACGGGAGAGACCAGATGGCAAAGACCCGCCAAGCACTCAAGATTTGGACTGACTTCAATCCCGGCGACCGCGTGATGGCTAGCGACTGTCAGCGCGACATCGGAACGGTTCTTGAAACCAAGGCCGGAAGCGACGTTGCAGGCCGGGTTCTCGTTCAGTGGGACGATGGCGCTCCTAGCTCTTGGCTCCGCGCCGATATGCTCAAGCCATCGCCGCACGTCGAGGACGAGGCGTGGGAATATCTCCTTGACCTTCTTTTGAGTGGTGAGATCGACACCGCAGAATTTCGCCGTCAGGCGACGGGCGCCGGTTACTGCGTCGAGCAGATCAACAACGCGATCGATTTCAATTGGGAAGAGATCGCTTCGAACATCCCGCCGGAAGCAGTAGCGGCGGAAGAGACAGGCGGCGAGGCGCAGGAAATGCCGCGCCGTCGTGCTCGGAGGGCAGCATGAACGCCCACCCCACGAGCCTTCACGCCACCTACGCCCCCAGCTCGGCACACCGCTGGACTGTTTGCACCGCTTCGGCGCAAGCCATCGCCGCGCTTCCACAACAGGAAGAGGGCGACGCTGCCAAGAAAGGCACCGCGGCGCATGAAGAACTGGAACGCTGCCTAGCGGGAGCCGAGCCCGACTCCGACCACGCATCCGCCTATGCTGTCGCGCTTGCGCTCGCCTATCTGCGCGGCCTACCGCCGGGAAAGATGTGGGTGGAGCAGCGTGTGCACCTCACTGACCAGATTTGGGGCCGCTGTGACGTGGCGCATTGGGACGCCCCCAGCGAAACCCTCACAGTGCTCGACTTGAAAGATGGATTTGTCGGCGTCGATGTGGAGGAAAACGAACAGCTCCGAATCTATGCCGCGGCTTCTCTGCTGACACACCGCCTTGCAGCCAACTGGATCCGCTACGTTATTGTGCAACCGAACGACTTCCGTCCGGGTCCGCGCGTGAAGCAGTGGATGGAGCCCGCTGCGGACCTTCTTATGTGGTCAGAGCGCATTGCGGCGATCCCAGCCGGCCCGCTCACGTTTGTTGCCGGCGAGCAGTGCAAATACTGCCCCGTTTTCGGCAAGTGCCCCGCCTCTTCTGATTTGCTCGCACAACTCGCCGCGGTCATGTGTCTGTCGGCGGAAGAGGTGCGGCCCGAACAGGTGGCGCCGTTCAAGGCACTGGAAAAGCCTATCGCGGATTTTTTCAAAACCTTGGACAAAGTGCAATTGAAGCGCGCTCTGAGTGGTGCAGTCGCGCCCGGAATGGCGATCGTCACGACCACGCGCCACAGGACGTGGAAAGACGAAGTAGCGGCGCGGCACATGGTGCTGGAGAAGCTGGGACCGGACGCCATGGATGTGCCGACGCCAGCACAAGCGATCGAGCGTGGCATTTCAGAAGCGGACGTGAACGCGATGGCACCGCGGCCCGAAGGTGGTCCCGTGTTGGCGTTTGCATCGGATAAAAGGAAACCGTGGACGCCCAAGAGCGCCGCGGAGATGTTCGCGGGCGTGACGGGGCCGGGCGCATGAGCATCCTCGATTTCTTTTTCCCGCGCGAAGTAACCCGAGATCAGCTCGGCCATCTCGGCGGCAACCCGAGGTTTCGTCCGCCCGCGCCATCTGTATCAGCGGGGCATGTCGATAGGCAGGGCGTGATGGTCACCAAGGAAGATTGGGCAGAATATGAACGCGGGAGGGGTTATGACTGATACTCTCTGTTCTCCTGGAACTACCGTAGCGCTCCTGCTAGCCGCGCTGACGCTTACCGGATGCGGTGAAAGCGCGACCGAATATCATGAAAATGAGAAGCGCGACGCGACAATCCGGCGAACCGAACTCGACATGTTCGATTATGAGCAGCGCATAAAGGCGCTTGAGGTTCGGGTCGATGCTCTGGAGAAGCGCCTATGACCTCTCCCAAGTGTTCTCCTGGAATTGAGCATGAGGCCGGATGGTACTGCCATTCGTGCGGGCGCGGCGTCCCCAGCCAAACGGACTTTGAAGAAGGATTCCGCGCTGGCTGGAATGATGCCAAGAAGACTTTTGAGAAGTTGGGGCCTGTCCCCGATGTTGCCCAAGTACCTGCGACAGCAGAGGAAAAAGAACTATTCGCTGCCGCGACCAAAATCGACGTGGCCGATGCCGTCAAACATATTCGCAATTGGATGTCCTATATCGACGATCACCATCGGCAGAAATATGCCGACTTGATCGAGGCGCAGGCCAAGTTGATTGCATGGCTGGTTGAGCAGCGCCGCAGTGGTGTTGCCCAATCAGCGCCGAACCCCGATGAGCTTGGCTATGCAACTCGGCTACTGGAGCATTTCGTTGCCGAGCATTTTCCGCACAATCCAGATTGGAAGCCGTTGCCCGAATTGATCGGCGTCCTCACGCAATTGGACAACGCCATCACAATTGCCCGCGACTACAAAGAAAAGCTGCGGGCCTATGAGGGCTCCACCGGGGAGATGCGACATGAGCACGATAGACGCTCAACTAGATCGGGCGATGCTTGAAGTGAATGCGCTGTCGTGCCTCGCCAAGGCAAACGGCGATCTTCCGACCATGTACGCCGCCAATCGCGCGTGGCGCGAACTACATGACGCCTACAAGGATTTGAAAAACAGGCGCGCCGCGCTGTCTCCGGCACAGCGCGAGACCCCAAAATCCAGTTGACTTTCCGTTTTAATGCGGTACAGTGTCTCTATTACGTCGTAGCAAAAGGAGTTAGAAATGACTGAAATTAAGCATAAGTCGCAGCGTTCGGAGACGGCGCTGATTGGTGAAGCCCGTATCGCTTTCCCGTTCCATCAGGAGAAGCGCACCATGTCGGCCGGCGGCGATCCGCTCGACAAGCCCCGGAATGATTGCGTCGTCCTCGTTCCAAAACTCTCCCAAGATCCAGCGCAGTGTGCCAACTACACCAAGCTCGCCGGGCTCTGCATGGAAGCCGCCAACAAAGCATGGGGCTCGTTCCCGCAGGGGGGCAAGTGGCCGATCCAGGACGGAGACGTGCCGCATACGTCGAAGCCGAAACCCGGCGTTGTACCGCTCACACCGGAGCAGCAGGCGGAAAAGAACAAGTGGCGCAAGGGGTGTTGGGTTGTGGAGGTGTCCACCAATCTTGATCTCGGCCCGCGCGTGTGCGTGTTGCAGAATGGCGTTGCGCAGGAGATTCCCGCAAAGGTCGTCGCGGGCCAGCAGCTCTACAAGTCGGGCGATTACGGGTATGTATCGCTCAACGCGTACACGTTTCAGAACAAAACCTTCGGCGTCAACTTCGGCTATGAAGGCGTGCTCTATACCAAGCCGGGCGAACTGATCGGAGCGGGTGGTCCACGTAGCGCGTCGCAGATGTTCGGTGCTGTGGTAGTTCCTAAGGAAGTGATGCCACCACAGGCGCAGCAATACATTCAACAGGGCATGTCGCCGGTCATGGCGGCTGCACAATATGGAGCGGATACGCTTCCGCTACCGGGACCGGCTGCGCCAATGTCGCCCGCGCCCGTGGCACCGGCTGCACCTACCTATGCAGCTCCTCCAGCCCCGCCGATGTCTCCCGGCATGGCCCCGCTGCCGGCGTTTCCGGCTCCTCGCTAACCGCGGCTTGGTTTTGCGTACCGCGTGACATGGCGGCGGTGTGGGAAACTGCACCGCCGCCTCTTTTTGAGGTGTCCCGTTGACCATCTGCCTCGACCATACAGTGGTATACGATTTGGAAACTTTTCCAAACGTGTTTACCCTGAACGTGCTCGGGCTGCACTCCGACCTGGACATGACGTTCGAGATATCGAACCCCACGGACGGACAGGGGAGGGACCACCGCAACCAGCTCTTGGCTTGGTTCGACCATTGGAGCGTCACGGAAACGCCGATGGTTGGCTACAACTCGATCGCCTTCGACTACCCTGTCCTCCATTTTCTGTGGCAGAACCCCCACGCGAGCGTGGAGGATATCTATCAATTTGCCATGTCCCTTATTCGCGGCGCGTTCGGCAAATACGGCGGACAGGTGTTTGCAGACGACCGTTTCGCGCCGCAGATCGATCTTTTCAAAATCTGCCACTTTGACAATTTCGCCAAGTCGACCAGCCTGAAGGCGCTTGAAGTCAACATGCGCTCCGAGTCGGTCATGGAGATGCCGATCCCGTTCGGAACGCCGCTCACACGCGATCAGATTGACCGCGATCTGATCCCCTACAATAAACACGACGTAAAGGAGACCAAGAAGTTTGCGCACCTGATCATGGACGCGATTAAGTTTCGCGTGGGCCTATCCGAAACGCTGCGTGGGGATTGCCTCAACTTCAACGATTCCAAAATCGGGTCCAAGATCCTCGAACAGCGACTAGGCCGTGACATCTGTTACGACGGCAACCAGCCGCGGCAGACACCACGCGAGCGCATCCCTCTCGCCAGCATCATCTTCCCGTACATCCAATTCCGCAATGCAGAGTTCAACTGCATTCTGACGTGGATGCGCGACCAGGTGCTCAGCGCCGACGAGGTGACGGAAAACATCAAGACCAAGGGTGTCTTTACTGGCGTGTCGGCGAACGTGGGTGGAATCGATTTCCATTTCGGAACGGGCGGCATTCACGGCAGCGTGACGAGCCAGAGGTTCCAGAGCGACAGCGAGTGGACGATCGAGGATATCGACGTGGCGGGATTGTATCCTGCAATTGCCATTAAGAACAGACTGGCGCCCGAACACCTTGGGGAACGGTTCGTCGAAGAGTACGCGAAATTGCCGCTGGAACGCGCCCGTCATAAGAAAGGCACCGTGGAAAACGCGGCGTTCAAGTTGGCGGCGAACGGCACCTATGGCAATTCGAACAATCGCTATTCGGTCTTCTACGATCCGAAGTTCACTATGACCATTACCATCAACGGACAACTGCTGTTGTGCATGCTCGCCGAGTGGTTGCTGACCGTGCCTTCCTTGTCGCTCATTGCGATCAACACGGACGGCATCACATATCGTGTCAGGCGCAAGCACCTTGCGGCGGCGAGGGCGATGCAGACCGCGTGGGAGCGCTACACGCTCCTGGACCTGGAGTCGGTCTCGTACTCCCGCATGTGGATCAGGGACGTGAATTCGTATATCTCGGAGACCACGGACGGGAAGCTGAAGCAGAAGGGCGCATTCTGGTTTCCGCGCAAATTCCCCGATGACATTTCGAACAGTTCGCCCCCAGCATGGCACAAGGATTTTTCGGCGCAAGTTGCCACCATGGCCGCCGTCAAGCATATGGTCACGGGTGTTGGTGTGGAGGAGTTCGTGTACGGACACGCCGACAAGTTCGATTTTATGTGCCGCGCCAAGGTCGATCGCGCATCTAGCCTCTGGATCGGGCAGCAGCAGACGCAGCGCATTTGCCGCTACTACGTCGCCAACGACGGTGGGGCGATGAAGAAGGTCAGCCCGCCGATTGGTGTGGAAGGGACGTACAAGCGGCGCAGTGGTCTCAGCGACTTTGAGTGGTCGCAAGCGCCGGCCGAATGGGATCCGCGCTGGCACACTAAGAACAAGAGCAAATATGAGACAAGAGAGATGTCGATCGAATCTGGCTTCCTCGTGCAGGAGTGCAACAGGGCGTCGGACTTCGATTGGAGCAACGTCAATTACGACTGGTATGTCGCGGCTGCGAAAAAGCTGGTGATTGCGTAGTGGCCCGCGCTCCCGACGAGGCCGACATTCAGCGTGCGCTATGCCTCTGGCTCGATGGGCACAGCACGCAATCGCCTGCGCTCCTGCCGGGTGTCGTCTATTGGCATACGCCGAATAGCGGCGAGGGGAGATCGGCGTTTCAAGGAAAGGTTTTGAAACAACAGGGTGTCAAGGCGGGGATTCCGGATTTGCTTTTCCTTTGGGGCGGTCTCTACGGCTTGGAAATGAAGCGGCCTGGCGGCGTTTTGAACCCCGCGCAAAGGTTGATGCATCCACGATTGCTTGCTGCAGGAATGGTCGCATGTGTGACGTGCGATTCGTTGGAAGGAGCCAAGGAAGTCTTGCGGCGCTGGCGTTTAGTTTTATGTTGACTTTCCGCTTTAGAGGCGATACGTTGCATCCACACCCACAGAGGATCACTGAATGGCACACCAACTAGATGCCGCTGCTCTGAAACAGCTCGGCGTGCAGAATGCACTCAATCAAGGGCAAACCGGCTGCGTCGGACTCACTGGCGAGTTCACAGTCGGCGAATTGCTGGATCGGCGCATCGAAAAAGCCGAGCGGCTTCTCAAGTCCCTGCACGATCTGAAAGGCTCATTGCCGGGGACTTTTCTCAGCAGCGGCGCCTCGCGCATCAGCCCGCTCTTGGAGGTTTGAAATGACACTTTCCGCCTCTGAAGCTTCGATCGAAGCCGAACTCGTCACCAAGGGCCTAAATGCCCCGCGCCTTTCGCCGCATCTGATCGACGTTCAGATCGTCGGCGAGGCGTATCATATATTCCCCGGTACAACGATGACCATTTGCGCGCTTTCTTTGCGCAACGGTTTTGTCGTGGTCGGCGAGAGCGCTGCCGCTTCGCCCGAGAACTTCGACCCCGCGATCGGCCGCCGCATTGCGCGTGACAACGCCCGGCAAAAGATTTGGGCGCTCGAAGGCTACACGCTGCGCAATACGCTGTCGGGACGTGACGCATGAAGTGCCCCTGCTGCGACGGTACCGGCCAGTATGAGACTTCCGCGCCGGTTCCGCTATCAATGATGCAACGTCGCATTTTTGAGATCGTGCGTCATGCCAAGGATGGAATTCCGGGGCCAGCTTTGACCAATCAGGTTTACATTGGCGTAAAAGACGGCGGCCCGCTTTGTGCCCGCCAGTCGGTCTATGTCCAACTCCATGTGTTGAACCGTAAGTTGGCGTCGGTCGGTCAACGCGTTGTCCACCGCCGCAGCCATGGTTATCGGCTGGAGCGCACGGGCGCGGCCCCTGCTGCAGGGATTGCGGCGTGATGAAAGAGTACATGGGCAATTCGATCAATATTTCTTTGATCAAACTAGAAGACGGTAATTATCGCGCACAGTCTGAATTGATCGTGGTTGTCAGTGAACCGACATATACGATTAGTCCCGCTGGCGAAATGATCCGGCAACGTCAGATGGACCATTTCAGATTCTCAGTAGGCACTCATTCGCTGCGGGCTTTCATCAAAAGCCTTGAGGAATACGCCGACGAAATGGAAGCGACTGAGAAGCGATTTACCACAGTAGATGATGAGGTGGCCGCATGATCCGCACTCTCTGGTGCGCCCTTGCTCTCGGCGTGCTGCTCCTTGCGTGCGGGGCCGCACACGGCTCGGAAATGGTGGCCTCCTACTACGGCGCCGAGTCCGGAACGCGGACTGCATCGGGTGCGCGCTTTAGGCCGGAAGGAATGACGGCGGCCTCCAGGACGCTGCCGTTTGGTACGCGTCTGCGCGTGTGTCTGCGGGGGTGTGTGAATGTGGTGGTTACGGATAGGGGACCGTTCATCAAGGGGCGGTCGCTTGACCTCTCGCGCGGGGCGGCGGTCGCGATTGGGTTGGTTGGGCGCGGGGTGGGGCGTGTGTCGGTGGAGCGGGTGCTGTGAATCATTCTAGTATTCTTCACGGTTGCCGAATCTCATATTGGCGCGACGGCGAACACGACAGCATTGCTGCCGAGACTGATACGGCGAACCTGGTGCACGTATGTCCAATCGGCAAACACTATCCAGAGTTTCGTTTTGAACTACCAGAGCAGCGGCATGATTTTGACAAACTGATTCACTTGATGCACGCGGCTGCGTCGTCTGGCGACTATACGGCACGCGCAGAAATTCGGAAGGCGCTCGGACTGTGAACGAGCGCTGGCACCAAAACGGCTTCAACTTGTGCGAAGTCATCATCATCCGCGACGGTCCCGCGCCGGATGGTAAGCGCTACGTTGATGGGCGGCATCAGGTTCGCGTCGCACTGTTCGAGCGCATGGAAGCTGCTGGGTGGGCTTGTGCCGACCACAACGCTGCAGTCGGGCTGCCCGCATGATCCGTCTCTCTCCCGACGCGACGCTGTTTCACGCCGATTGCCGCGAGGCGTTGCGGGGGCTGCCATCCGATTCGTTGGACTCGTGCTGCACGGATCCGCCGTACAATCTCAATTTCATGGGCAAAGCGTGGGACACGTCGGAAGTGGCGATGGATGCCGTTTTTTGGGCCGAAGTGTATCGCGTGCTGAAGCCCGGCGCGTTTGTCGCCGCATTCGGCGCGAGCAGGCAATATCACCGTATGGCGTGCGCGATCGAGGATGCGGGATTTGAGATTCGCGATTCGTTGATGTGGGTGTATGGCACGGGGTTTCCGAAAAGTCACGATGTATCAAAGGGAATCGACAAGATGTTCGGCGCCGAGCGCGAGATAGTATCGCAAGGCGCACTGCAGAAGCGCATGATCCCCGGTGCTGATCAGAATAAAGATGGATGGATAAAAGACGACGGTCGCGAATTCGTACCGACCGTAACCAAGGCCGCCACTCCCGCCGCAAAAGAATGGGAAGGCTGGGGCACCGCCCTGAAACCAGCATTCGAGCCGATCGTACTGGCGCGCAAGCCGCTCTCCGAGCCGACTGTCGCCGCGAACGTGCTGCGGTGGCGGACGGGGGCGCTGAATATTGGGGCTAGTAGGGTTGGCAATGAGGCGCGCGTCAATGCTCCCGCCGGAAACAAGGCTGGCGGCAACAGTTACAACATGAGTCTCGTTGGGATGCCCGACGACGCAGAGGGGCGCGCTGCGCTCGGACGCTGGCCCGCCAACGTGGTGCACTCAGGCGAAGCGGAAGTAATTGCGGCATTTCCGCATACGAGCAGCGGCGTCCCTACGGCGGGCGATCGAAACGGCGAAGTCTATGGCAAATTCGGCAAACGGTCCTTGACCAACCACGGCGCGTCGACGGGTTCGGCAGCCCGGTTTTTCAAATCGTGCCCACCCGACGAAACGGAGCGCTCCTTCCACTACTCAGCAAAAGCGAGCAAAGCCGATCGAGCAGGAAGTCGCCATCCGACCGTCAAGCCCATCGCCCTCATGGAATGGCTTGCCACGCTGATCACGCCGCCCGGTGGGACCGTGCTGGACCCGTTCGCCGGCTCGGGGACCACGGGCATTGCAGCCACGCGCCGCGGCTTTCGCGTAGTGCTGTGCGAGAGGGAAGTGGAATACGTCGCGGACATCAAGGCAAGGTTTGACGGTTCGGTGCGCGACACGCCCACGGCGCCCGGTCGAAGAATCTATGGAACCTTTGCTGACAAATCGGGACAAGACGGGACGGTGGCGCGACGCTTAGATCGCCCCCAACGCCCCATCATAGACCTCGCCACCTTCCGCCGCGAAGCGGCCCTACTGGAAGAGGTACGCGCCTTGCAGTCCCGGTTGCGCCGGGGGAGGGTGGCGCTGTGACGCTCCACTGCGGGGACTGCTTGGAAGTGATGGCCACGCTTCCGGCGGCATCGGTCGATCTGACCGTCACGAGTCCGCCTTACGACAATCTGCGGACATACAACGATAGCCTGAACGACTGGAACGCTACGAAGTGGCAAGCGATCATCGCAGAATTGTATCGCGTGACCAAAGACGGCGGCGTTGTCGTGTGGGTGGTTGGTGACGCGACCGCGAATGGAAGTGAAACCGGAACGAGTTTCCGTCAAGCGCTTCACGCCATTGCATGTGGCTTTCGTCTGCACGACACGATGATTTGGGGGAAAGATGGTACACCTTTCCCGACGCCCGTTCGATACAGTCAAGCGTTTGAGTTTATGTTTGTGTGGAGCAAGGGACAACCTAAGACCATCAACATCATAGCCGACAAGGCTAATAAGCACGCAGGCGTTGCTGTTCACGGAACAGATAGAGCGGCAGACGGCAGCACAAAGCCTATGGCAGCAATCCGAAACACGACTGGCCGCGTCGTTAAGGATTTTGGATCGCGCCTAAATTATTGGTTGATTCCGACCGAGAAGCAAAGCAAGCGCTATGGCCACCCGGCCATGTTTCCGCTCGCTATCGCCGTCGACCACATAGCCAGTTGGTCAAACCCAGATGACGTGGTGCTTGACCCGTTTCTCGGTAGCGGCACCACCGGAGTCGCCGCGGCCCTCTCCAACCGCCGCTTCATCGGCATCGAACGCGACCCGACATATTTCGCTATTGCCCAGCGCCGCATCCACGAAGCACGCCCCACTCGCAACGTTCTGGACATTTCCCTCTTTCGGCGCGAAATGGCCTTGGTGCCAGTCATCCACGCCTTGCAGTCCCGGTTGCGTGCCCGCTGTGGATGAACTCCTCACCCTCGACCAGGCCGCCGCACTTATCCCTGGTGCCACCCGCGACAGCTTGAAGCGCCTCGCGCGTCGGGGTAAGCTTGTGACGTACCGCCCCGGCAAAGCCTATTTGACCACGGCGGCTGACGTACAGGAAGCCATTCGCGCATGTCGCGTCGTTCCAAAGGTCCGAGACTGTGGCTCCGACCGACGCGCCGGGATAGCGCCGGCCGAATCACCCATGAATCAACTTGGCTTGTCCTCGACGGCGCTCGCCAAATCGGAACTGGCTGCAGCGCGAGCGACCTTGCGGGCGCAGAAAAAGCCCTCGGCAAGCATTTAGGTTCTAAGCATACCAAGACGGCCACAGCCACCACGCGGGACCCCGCCGCCATCCTGGTCGACGACGTGCTCGCACTCTATGCGCGTGATGTCGCACCGAACCACGCCGACCCTAAAAAGACCGACAGCCGAATCGGGTTCCTCGATGCATTCTGGTCAGGCAAGACCCTGGACAAGGTAACGGGTCCGGAATGCCGCGCCTATGCTCGCCAGCGGGGCAGCGATGCCGCCGCGCGCCGCGAGCTGGAGGACTTACGATCGGCCATCAATCACCATCGGAAGGAAGGGTTGCACGATCGAATCGTGTCCGTAGTCTTACCTGACAAGTCGCTGCCGCGGGAACGCTGGATGACCAAGGGCGAGGCCGCGCGGCTCATTCTAGGAGCTTGGCGGGACCGGGAAGTGCGGGACGGGGTTGTGACCAATAAGCGGCCACGGCGACACGTGGCGCGATTCATGGTGGTGGCGCGCTATATGGGATCCCGCGCGTCGGTCATCGCATCGGCATCGATTGAACCGAAGCGACCAAAAGACCGCGCTTGGATTGATTTGACCAACGGCGTCTTCTATGGACGCCCCACGGGCGAGCGCGAGACTACCAAACGAAAGCAGACGGTGCGAGTGCCACCTGAGTTGCTGGCGCACCTTCGCCGCTGGCGAGCGAACGGGCAGCGGTTCGTCGTGGAGCGCGCAGGCAAGCCAGTTGCCAAGGTCAAGCGGGCGCACCAGGAGGCCGTCTTTGCCGCAGGGCTCGACGGTGTAACGCAGCACACGTGGCGGCATTCCTTGGCCACGTGGATGATGCAGGCTGGCGCCGATCCATGGAAAGCGGCCGACTACTTGGCCATGGATGTGAAGGTGCTGATCTCGACTTATGGACATCACCACCCGGACCATTCGGCGGAAGTTCACAGCGCGTTTAGAGCGCACCGCCAACGAACCGCCAAAGATAAGAGCGAACAAAGGACGATTTCAACCGATCAGAGAGTACCAGAAACGCCCGTAAACATTGATATCTAAGGTAAGGCGCTCTCGTTTACACCGAGAGGGTCGGCGGTTCGAATCCGTCACCGCCTACCACATAACTTGAATTTCCGAGGTGCGTTCGCCAAAGAATGGGCCAAAGAATGGATGGGGAACGCGAGTGCGCGGGGACGCTAAAACGGCTCCGATGGCACTTCCCCCGCGCCCCGCCGATCCTTGCCCGAACGCCGTTCCGTTCGCCCCGGTTTGCGCCAGTGGACGCCGGCGCCTAACTCTTCCGACCATTTGAAGGTGAACCCTCTCGACTCAAAGTACGTCTGGAGCTTCACTCGCAGATCGAGCGACACGTTTTCGGGCACGCCGAACCCGACTTCGACGCGGCGAATGGAACTTTCCGATATTCGGGACCTTTTGGCCAATTGGCGAACTGACCACGTCAGCATCGCTCGCGCCCCTCGTGCCTGACAGGCCGTCAGCGCTTCGATCATTCCCACACCAATACAAAAGTTCCATCGGAATAATCGTATGTTTACGGGGTTTTACGCGAAATACCACAGGTAAATTATATTTGAACAAATGCGGTTCTTACTTGACCGTATTTTGTTCAAGGCGTAGCTAGGTGGTGCGGCGGCAATGTCGCAACCGCGGAACGTGCAGGGGAATTGGGAAGTGCGTGGCAAGAAAAATAAAGACGACGGACTGACTACTCGCCTTATCATGTCAATGGCTGTTGAAATGGCAGAAGGTAAGCGAAACATGGATCGTGCGTGCGTCATCTTTCAGACGCTCGCAGTGTCGGCAGGGGTAAGCGTAACATCAGCGTTCGAAGCAACGAAGTTGTTAGACTAAAGCGCGTGGGGGCGCGATCTTAAAATTTCGCTGGTATATTATTGGTACCGACCTTTTGCAGCGCAAATGCTGCTTTTTGATTCTAAGCCCACAGCATCCAAAGCGAAACAATCGCCAGGTAGACGCCACACCATAGAAGTACTGAGACCACGACACCATCGACGAAAGTAAGCCGCCAGTTGATGCGCTCAAAAAAGAGTTGAAAGCCTTGGGATCGTCGCTTTGGTCCCTTGGTCATAGCGTCCCATCCTTGACGCGAATGGCCATTAAGACATGGCCGACCTGTTCAACCGTCATACCTTCCGTAAGGCCAAGTTCAACAAAATCGGCGTCGCCGATCTCGCCGTTCCAAAGCATGTTGATGATCTCTTGCCGGGACGCGCCCTCGCTTCCTGCGGCTATTTGGCGAGGGCGTCTTGTCATGGGTGCCTCCTGTTTGCCAGACCCATGTCACGTTTAGCGCGTTCAGGTTGCGTCGTATGGTCAAATTTGACCACTTTTCGCTCTAATTTGAATAAAAATTACTCGGCGGGGGCTAGCGAGCGCCCGTGCTGCGCGCTTTGATGATCTCGTGCAACCAACCCTGGACATTGAACAGGAGCGCGCACAGCGCCTCTTCCAGGGCGTCGCTGGTCGCTCCAGAACGCCCTAGTTGCCAGCACTCGAACCAATGACGCCAGCCGGACTTCCGATACACGTCGACCGGAATTCCCTTTTGCCAGTTGTCGGAATCGCGGAGGCCGTTCGCGGTGTGGCGATTCTTGTGCATGTACTGAGCAAACCGCTCAATGACTAGTGGGGATAGAAAACCGTCGAAGTCGAGCTTGGAGTCGTCCAAGTCACGGTTCGCGCCGGTTGTGAAAACGCGCATCTTGGGCTCGTGCCGCTGCGCAATATCGACGTGTGCACGAGCAAGTGCTTGCAGGGCACAATCTCCGCTATTGCGACACTCTCTCTTCGGACATGCCGTCACGTTGCAGCCGAAGTGGCCCTCTAGGGCGTTGCGCGCCCATTCGCGATCGGTCTTTGGCCACGCCATGTAATCGCTCCTATATGTGTAGGTGTACATTCTTGCCGGCGTTGCCGAGTGCCCGCACGCCGGAAGCCCAAACACACTGGAGACGGGTCAGGTTGTCGCCGCTGGGCATCAAGCGGAACGCTCTCAGTGCAGTGACGATACCGTCCGCCGCTTCATGCAATTTGAAACGGACCAGTTCATCACGTTCGTTTTGCGCGGCGAGGCGCAACTGGTTCGGCATGTCAAGATCGGATTGGTACATGCGCGTTACTCTACCGTTCTAATGCGGAAAGTCAACATCCTACAGAGGAGACCATCTCGGGCGTGAGCGTGATGCGCCCCACCTCGCCGAAACTCTTGCTGTACGTGATGACCTTCGCCGACCTCCCGCTAAGCCAGCCGCCGTTGGCCGCATAAGCGTCAGGCGAGGCGAGCGTTTCGTGGCGCTCCACCTTCATGAGATTGGTGGATTTCAATTCGTCGGAATGCAGGTGGCCAATGTGGGCGTAGGAGAATTTGGTGCGCCCGTAGGTCTCGCGGAATTTGCCGGCGAACACCGAATCAACGGTGTTGATCTTCCGCTTGTGCCCGTGGTGATAGAACAGCGACGTTTCGCCATGTTCATAGACGTAATAGGTGCTCGCGCTGCTATCGACGGTCACGCGCGGTTCGTTTTCGTAAAATGCCGCGAACATCTCGCGCAACCACGCGCCGCTGGCCGGGTCGTGATTGGCATCCGCCATGATGATATGGACGACTTGATGTTTCTCTAGGAGCATGGTCACGATGCGCCGCATGGTGCGGATAACCACGCGAATCATCTTCTGGAGGCGGCTGTCGGCATCCAGGACGTTCCGGTGCAGCGGTGTCACGCTGTCGTGCGAATCGTGGTGCAGCAAGTCGCCGAGCTGGCAGAGGATAGCGGTCGACGCGTCGGGGGACTGCCTGATTGCGGCAGCAAACCAATCTAGGAGAAGCTGTTCCGCGATCTTCAAATCATAATCGGCGCCGGTTTCTTCTTTCCAGGCGAGCATGCCGAAATGAAGATCGGTGACAGTGTACTGATTGAGCAGTGCTGGATTGGAAGCGGCTGGGGCCGGGACAGACTCAGCGCGGGGCAACTCTTCCTTGAGTGCGTCGACAGTGGCACGCATCGCGGCGTCGCGCGCTGCTGCGTCGGGCATAAGCCGGGGCCAGCTCTGCACCGTGCGCCCTTGGGCGTCGAGGTGCATCGTCACCTTACCGAGTAGATGTGTCCCCGGCATTTCGAACACGTCGCCGTGCTCTTGTTTCTGCGTGACGTGCTGACCGCCGTCCGGAGCGGTTGTCACCTTGGAGATTTCGAACCCCGGCATCGCGGGGGCGGCATCCAGCATCAAGCCCCGGCACGCGGCCTGTTCCAACCGGGACCGAAACGTGCCCCTGTCCAGCTTCAGCGCAATGGCAGCGTGGGATTTGTTACCGCCGCACTCCTTGAGCATGTCCACCGCAGCCCGTAGCGACTCGTCGGTGGGGCTGTTGATCGCCATCAGCGCGTCTGCAACAGCTTGTCTAAACGATCGCCGAGATTGTTGATCGCTTGGACAATGCGGTTTTCCAGAGAGGCCAGAGTGTCTTTGGAAACGTACTCCTTGGCTACTTCTACGCGAATATCCACCAGTCCTTTTTCAGCATCGATAACCCGCGAAAGTGCGGTACTGGCTTGTTTCCCTGCAGCGTCCGCTTTGGATTCGCCTTGGTTGATACGATCCATCAGCCGCACGACAAGCCCGATGATCGTGGACAAAATCGTCACGGTAACGCCGAGAGCGGTCCATTCCAGTGCGTTCACAATAACCCTACTGTCCACAGGAAGAGTTCAAGTGTCCCGATGACGAGGCCAAAGGCGACGATGTATTCGAAGGTGGCGGCTGCTGAGGCTTTCATTTTGCTCCCCTGAGATAGGTTTTTCGCACGGACTCATACCAGCCGTCCGATGCCAGAAGGCGCGAGTTGGCCTGAAACAGTGCCGAGCGCGTCAGCCGCAGCGCGGCCCGCGCGTCCTGTCCTCGGTGAAGCACTGGCACTGTCACGGGCGCCATCAGATTAGCGGGCGCCGGGGGTAGCGTGCGGGAGGTTGAACCCGTGGTTACGCATCCCGCCAGTCCCGATGTCGCTATCATCAAGAGCGCAAGCGGCATTAGGGCGCTTCTTGAGCGAAGCGATGTACTTCGCGTCTTTGGTCTGCTGGTCATTGGCTGTGGCCTCTATGAGTGCGGCTCGCTTGGCGGCGTCGTTCTTGGCTTGGACGGCGTTGTCCAGATCGGCTTGCTTATTGGCCAGTTCTGCTGCCATCTCATCGGCGCGGCACGCGACCACGGCAACGTGGTGGCCACTCCAGAAAGCCGCGAGAAGGGCGGCGAGGATGGCGAGGGCGTATAGGCAGGGGCGGCAGCGAAGCAGCGCGCGCACGGCGCTCGTGATCAGGGGCGCGGCGGCCGGGAGCAGGAAGTACGCAGCGATGACGCCGCCAATTCCAAGTGTGCTGACAATACCGAGTATCCAGGTGAGCGTGATCATTCAGCAGGCTCCGCAAGGCAAATCAGGCCCATCACGAGGAAGAACACGAGCCAGCAGTAGAGGGGCCACCACATGGTCATTTGAACATCCATCCGAACCAGTGTTGCCAGAAGGACGGAACGACGGGCGGTTCGCAATGGAACTTGCCGCAGGGATAGCCTGGCGCCGGCGCGGGAATGGGAACCACTTTGGGCGCGTCCAACCCCGCCAAGCAAAGTTTGCGTTCTTTGGCGCGGCGATTGACGAGGCCGGGCACCACATGGCCCTGCGCCCGCGTCCACTGCATCAACGCATCGCAGCCGCCGCGAATATCACCATCATTCATTTTGCGGATGGTGGTGGAACGGCAGGCACCAGCAGAACCGACGTTATAAGCGAAAATAACCACGGCAGCGCGGGTCTGGTCCGGTAGTTCGACGTGGATACAGTGACCAATCTCGGCGTCGTATCGCTTGAGCTTTACCACCAACAGGTCGGCCCAATACTTCTCGGGGTGGCTTTCGCCACATTTAACGTGTTCGGTTTCACCGTATCCACCCGTACAGGGTCGGCCGGTGCCGATCGTGTCGACCTTGGCAGTTGGCCAATAGCCCTCGCACGCCTTGGTGATCGGAAGCGCGCATGCAAGAGCTGCGGCACTGGCGAATGTGATGGTGCTTTTGCGGACGGTCACTTGGCTTCCCCCACAGGGTCTACCTGCTTCAGGAGCCGCACGCTGGCCAGCAACGCGTACCCGAACACGTTAAGCCCCATGAATAGCCACGGATTGAACACGTCCACGAAGGCCGCCAAACCCAGCACGGCGCCATTCAGCACCCCGAAAAACAAGGCGACGCGAATGGTCCAAAGACGGTGAATGTCGGCGCGAACGTTGGGGATTAGATGCATTTGAATGTACCTTAGCCGTTTTAATGCGGAAAGTCAACAATGTGGCGCTTGCGCGTCGGTGTTGTGGGGTGTAGAGTTCGCGCGGCAATTGGAATGGGAATGATGGAATGATTGACGCCGCCGAAGTCGATATTCTCGTTAATGTTCTCCGTGCCGAATTAAGGGACGCAACCACAGGTCTCTATGCCGAAAAGAAGTGGGCAAGATCGGTAGAAGTCCTAATTTTGATCGTGGACGGATGGCGCAAATCGCAGCCATCTTTCAGCGCCTCCGATCTTGATGGGCCGGTATGGAGCGCCCAACAAATGGGTGCTCCGCTAGATAATGCGGAGTATATAATTGCAGACGATGGTAGGCGGCACGACGCCAAACGGGGCGCTTGCGCCAACGGGCGTGCCTTGGAATGTCGGTTCACTGAGGATTGGGACGCTACCGTAGCCACTGGCTTGCCAAACGGGTACGTTATTGGAAGTTGTGCTGACGCCAATCGGCGTCGTCGGTATCTGGTTCGTACCGCCGACAAGTCCGCCCGATGGCGTATAGGGTGGCATCTGATTGACCGAGGTCAGCGCCGAAGTCTGGCCGCCGCCCACCGCTCCGATTACCGTTGAGTTGCCGCCGAAATAGGTGGACGTTAGCCGCGCCGCCGCCGCGGCCTTCATCACGGAAACACGCTCCGTCTTGTCCGGGACGTTGAAAGTGGTGGAGCCGTCACCTATGCCGAACGTCGTTCCCCACCGCGCGAAGGCTCGCGAATAGATCAATCGCGAGATCGCCTGCCCCGCCGGAAAAATGAACGTGCTGTTCGGGGTTACCGTATCCCAATAATCGAGGCCACCCAGAAACGGAACATTGTACGGGCTGGAATAAAAGGCGTGCAGATACCAAGCGCCGTCTGTGTTGTTATAGAGCGCGGTGTAAGGCGTACCCTGCACCATCGTTCCGGAGATCAATTCGACACTAGGCGCCGAGCGCAGCGGTTTGGTACCTAGCGCATCGGTCGTTAGTGTCACCGTGTCGCCATTAGTCACATGCGGCGTAAAGGCGATTATCTGCTTGTCCGTGTGGGCGAGAGTATCGAACCCCTGATAAGACGCGACGGTGTACGCAGTCGAAGTGCCGGCTGTGACGATCGCACCGCTGATATCATCGCGATATTCGGCCAAACGTGCCATGGCGGCACGAGCCGAGTCGTTGAGAGAGGAAGGCGCCTGACCCTCCTGGTAGTTAATCGTTGTGTCGGCGGTTGCATTGTTATTGGCAACGCGCGACCAAGACCAAAAAGCCATTGTTAAGTCCTCATTCTAATTCGTTCTAATGCGGAAAGTCAACCGCGACGTGCAAAAAGCGGAGGCGCCCGGCGCGCGGCCAGTGCGGCCCGCAGCCCCGAAAGGTCGACAGGCGCGGGCTCGGGTGCGAAGATTGGTGCCATGGGAGCCGCGGCGGGAGCGGCTTGCGCCATCTGCTGCCCTTGCGGCGCCTGTTGTGGCTGACCAGCGAAAATAGGAGCTTGCCCCGGAGCGGGCAGGGGCGGCGCTGCGCTGGCAGTCGCGCCCGCTGGAAGCGTTTGCGGACCGGATGGCGCCCCCGCGGCGGTAGGCGCGCCCTGAGGCCCCGCTGCCGGGCTCGTGGTGCCCATCTTCTTCGCGGCCCAAGCCTGCAAGCCCTGCGCCGTCATGCCCTTCAGGAATGGATTTGCAGCCACCGCTTCCGCGCCCAGCAGCGACTCCACAGGCGTACCCGGATCCGCTTGGAGCACCTTAAGAGCGCCACCGGGGCCGGCGAAGTGGGCGAGATAGGTCGTTCCGGGGGTGACAGGCAGCCCCGCCTTTGCTAGCGTGCCTTGATTGTCCGATGCATATGCAGCGGTCATATCCCGCGAAAGTGCGGGGTCGTTACGGAGGGCAAGAAGCTGCTCGGGCGTCCCCTGGATGTCCGGGCGGTGCTTGGCGAGCGTGTCAAGCCACGTGCTGGACAGGAACTGGCCCGGACCCGTGGCTGTGCTGTTCGGGTTGGTGGCGTTCGGGTTGCCGCCCGATTCGGCGGATATGATTGAGTCAGAGGTAGACATGAAGCGTATGCGTCCTGAAATTGAGTTATTACCGCGAGATTGGAAGTCGGAACGTCCGAAGCCAAAAGAACCGATCTTTGGTCCCGGACTTCCCGGCGCTCTCGCTTACGCGGTGGGTTGGCTCTTTACGGTCTCAGTCATTTATTGGGCAATTCATCACTAGCGTCCCGAGCGTTGCTGTCCCGGTCCTGTCACAGCCAAACCGCCAGCCGCGCCGCGGCCCATGTTGCGCGCGATGTTCTGCACGAATTGGATGCGTGCCACCGTCTTGCCGATTGCATCCTGCAATGCTGCGGGCGTCACCCCTTGGTCAAGCAACATCCGCCCCACAGCCTCGCGGACTGCGGGCGTGTTGCCTGTCATTGCGGTATGACCAGCGGAGAGCACAGAGCGCACTGCGCCATGCCAGTTGCCTGTGACAATTTGACCAACCAAGTGGGGATCGACGCCCATCGCAGCATGGTCATTTAGGTTGTCTGCCGTCTTTGAACCTCCGAGCGCGGCGTTGCGCGTTTCGAACATCGTTTGCTCGCGCGCCAAGCGCTGCGCCATTGGATCCAACGCGCCGGGCTGTACCGGACCTTGATGCAGAGACAACGCCGCGAGTTCGTCCGTGCGCTTGGGGGAGGATAGCGGCATAACCTTGTTCCTGCCGGGCGAGGCACCTTCGATCTGACCAGCGAGCGTATCCGCATATCCTCCACGAAAACCCTGCTGACTTGGATCGGTCAGGGCTTTGAAGCGCGCGATGTTATCCGCTGCACGACCACGCGTTGCCGCTTTGCCTCCTGCCGTCACTGCATCGCGTACCTGAGCAGGACCAGCGTATAGAGCCCGAGCTGTCGCATAGTCGGGGTTGACCGCGTCCACTTCTTTGAGGAAAGAGCGACGAACTGCATCGAGTGCGCGTCCCTTTTCGTCAAGCATCAACTTGCCAGTCGTGCTATCCCTGTATCCCTCTAACTGATTATCCCAACCCTTTTTGATAAGGTTGATGGTGCGCATGTTCGGGACCGCACCGAGAACGGGGTCGCCTGCTTCATTGAAATGCGTGATTGCATAATCGTTCGGGTCGAATTTCTTTCCGGCCGCCAGCGACTCCAAGCGCTGCACCGCTACGCCTTCGCGCAAACCACCTGTAGTGACTGGATCATCGAAGAATTGCTGAATTCTGTCGTTCCATACCGGCTTGTTGTTGAGCGCCTTTTGATAGAACGGTGCAGATTCATTGCGTGCAGTTTGCGTAAGTTGATCCGTTGTTTGGCGTGCGGTGTTACCCGCGCCCAAGCCTTGGTCAACAATATCTCCGACACGTTCACCTTGCCCTGCCTGCCGCTTCTCAAGGAACTGTACTGCGGCGGTACGACCTTCGCCGGGGGCGCGCGTGACCGCCGACAACATGCGTTGACCAGGGTTGCCCATGGCATCGGCGAGCGTGAACGGCTGTCCGGCTGCGTTTGCGTCGGCAACCTGTTGGCCAAGGGCGGCGGGAGTCTGACCACTCTCTGAAACAGCGCGGGCAATTTGCGACTGTGCAACGCCTTCGGGATTGTGCCATGCCCTGAGATTGCTCGCGATTGGTTTCACAGCACCTCCGGCGAGGGCGAGCGTACCCGGCAACACACCGCCAACGGCACCACCTAACGCCGCGCCCTTGAGGGCATTCGTCGCACGCTCTTGCAACCCGTTGCCTTCCATGGCGCCTGAGACACCACCGAGCGCACCGGCATCCGCCGCAGAAGCAGCAGAGCGGGCCAGCAAGCCGGCCTCTGGTGCGAGGAGGCGTCCTGCGGTCACGCCGGCATTGGCCAAGCCCGCGCCCGCAATGCCGCCACCTAGAATTTCCGCACCCGTTCCGAGCGCGCCCGTATTCTTGCGGGCGTCGCCCATGATCTGATCTTCTCGGGCCTTGGCGTAGTTGTAGCCTTCACCAGGACCAACGCCGCGCTTGATCATCTCCAAGGGCGTCTGTAGCCCGGCAAGGATTGTGCTATCCGCGCCGAGCGTCGCACCGTGCGCTAACCTGCGCGTGAAACCGGCGCCTTCGTCGCCGCCTGCCGCTTTTAGGTTCGCTTGCTCATCGATCGCGGCTTGCTGATATTTGTCGGGCGGCGGCGCGGCGGGCGCAGCAGCGGCAGGTGCCTTTGCACCATGGAACGCAGAGAACGCCGCGACGGCCGCATGCTCGTCCGGCGCATCAACGTGATACGTGCCGCCGTCCGGCCCGGTGAGTTCAAAAGTAGCCACTAGTTCACCCGCTTAATGGAAATGCCGCCGATGTTGGTCGACTGACCGGGTTGAAGGGCTGGAGCCGCAGCGGGTGCGGGCTCTGCGGAAACACCCGGAACGGGTTGTCCCGTGCTTGTGTCCTGTGAACCCATCAATCGATTGAACGTGGCCTTGTTCTTCGGATAAAGGAAGTCTTGTCCGTCGCGTTGCGACTTGGTGCCCTCCGCGAATCCCTTAGCGTGAGAGTTGAGTCGTGCGCTCAAGAGGTGCAAATCCTCCTGGACAGCGGCATGCAATGCCTCCGGAGAATCGGCGCGGCGAATATTGTCGCGCAACTGAGCCGAACCAGAGACCGATGAATGGCCACCGGAAAGCGTAAAGTCGAGTTCTTTAACGAACGCCTCTTTCGCAGATTCGAATTGAGATCTTGCTTTTTGATATTCGGGGTCGGTGTTGTTCGCAACTTTATCGTGAACATAGTTTGCGAGGCTCGGAAAATACGAATAGTTTTTGAGTTTGTCGATCGCACCGTCCAAATTGGCGGCGTGTTCGATGGTGGTATTAAGTGATTTGGTAACGCGTGACGCCATGCCCGACGCATAGTCTCTTCGCGTCGCCGCGCGTGTGGCAAAGTCAGAGGCACTGACGGCGCCGTCCACGGCAAGCACGTCTTTGATCATTCGATCAGCGTTGGGCTTTAGCGCGGCAACTCCCGTGGGTAGCGGAATGTCGCCATTGACCATGCTCTCAATTCTCCGAGCATAGTCTGGATCGACTTTCTTGAGTGCATCGAGTCGTGCTGGACCCGTTAGTTCTGGATCAACCGCGTATCTTCCCTGTGGTGGGGGCGGTGCGCCGGTAGTCTCTCCCGTTTTGGTGTTGAAACTTCTCTCTGTTTCGCTGCCATCAGGGTTCTTGACCACGTAGTGCTGGAATTTATCGTCCCTCGCGGCGAGCGCAATTGTTCTCTGGCCGGTTTGTTTGTTGATATCCCATACGTTACCGTCTTTGTCCGTCTCCTGCGAGTGTGTTCCCCCCGTAAGTGCGGTCTTGAACAACTCCTTTAACGCTTCGCCGTTGCCAGGCTGTACGGCAGCACGCGCGACGCTCGGGTCAACACCCTTGGCGATCAGCGCTTTCTCGGTCATGCTCGCGACTTGCGCGGCTTGTGCTCGGGGGTCATCATACTGACCACGGACGGCGCCTAAAAGTGAACCGCCGTGTGAGATACTGGCTAGAGCATCAGATATACGGTGTTCGGGAGCAGGAGCGGGCTGTGCCGGTTGCGCGGGGATGACGGCGGGAGGCTGCTGCGGCACGGGCGGCTGTATCTGCGCGTTAGCCTGTGACGGCGCACCCACGGGGCCAGTAGGCCACTGAGCATTGTCCATCGGACTCGGCTGCGGGTTGAACTGCGGCGTAACTGATGGGGCGGCTTGCGGCGCAAAGACGGGTGGCTGCGCCCCCGCCGAGGGACCGTACTGCGCCGTATCCGAGGGCAATCCCGAGGGCATCTGCTGGTTCATCGCGTTCCCGCGCAAGAAGTCCAGCAACCCCTTATTGGCGTCACTACCGCTGCCGAAAAGTGAATCGAGGAGTCCAGCCATTGTATTTTCCTAGAGTCCGAAGAGGCCCGCGAGCGCGCCGAGACCGCCGGAGGCGGCTTGTCCCATGCCCGCCGCAGCCGACGTGCCGCCAGCGGGCGCACCGAAAAGGCTTCCCGCGATTCCCACACCCTGTCCGATTTGCGTAAGCAAGGAGGGATTGTTCGTCGTATTTGACGTGCCGCTTCCGCTGCTCGTGCGTCCCAACCCCGCCAGCGGAATTCCGATCTGCGCCAGCATTCCCAAATTCTGCGCCGGGATTTGCTGGCCCATTTGCTGCGCCTGAAGCTGGGTCTGGTACGGCAGGAGTTGCGCGTTCCACGCATCGGTCGCGGCTTGCGTTCCAACTTGCGTGTTGGCGTTCGCCTGCTGCTGCATGCCTGACAGGATGCCCGCATTCGTGTTGCCGGCGTTGTAGAGATTGCCAGCGGCGCCCTGCTGCGCGGTTCGGTTGGCGTTGTACTGATTGAACAGCACGGGAGCTTCGCCCTGCGCGATGCCGCGACCGTAGGCCATCTGGTTAGCGCCCGACATATCACGGCCGGCCCCCGCAAACTGGCTGTTCACGGAATTGCCCACGTCACCTTGGATTTGCGCCAGAAGGGCCGCTGTTCCCGGATTCTGATTCGGGTCATAGTTCGTGTTCGAGGCGAGCGGCTGTGTCTGCGCCTGGTAGTTCTGATAGTTCTGGTTCACCGCGCCGGCCTGGTTCTGCGCACCGCCGCCTGCAAGGAGGCTGGATGCATTCGCCCCGATTTGCGAGGCATAGGGATTGCCGCCCGCAGCCATGTTCGTGATGCCGTTGATCGCGCCGCTTTCCGCGCCTGTGAGGCCCGAATTGCCAATGAGCGGGTTCAACGCGCCGAAAAGGCCGCTAGTGGTCCCACTAGATTCCGCCCAAGGCGACGTGGTCGACTGCTGTGACTGCTTAGTATCCTGTGAGCTAGAGCCCATTTCTCAAATTTCCTTCTAGTGCGGAAAGTCAACTTTTGCGCAGCGCGCTACAGCGACTTGTCCAGAATTACATAATCCGAGTGGTAGCCGTCCAGGACGCGCATCCACCCTTTGCGTCCGATGATCCGTGTACGCTTGCAGCCTTCGGCTTTGGCGTAGTCCTCGATGCGTCTCAACAGCGGGAGCCATCGGTGCAGGTCCGTCCCGCCGCATGCCGTGATGAGGCACACAAGGCCCGCATCGGTCGCCACGAGCGCCGTGCTTGCAGCGGCTTCTATTCCCCGCGACGACCATGCGACCCACACTAGGGCGTTGCCAAAGAGAATGTCGTCTTCAACATCCTGAAACTTGCCGAGGCCCGTGGCGTCGAGTGCAGACCTGAGAAGCGGTTCGACATGTGGCCAAACTTCCCGCACACGACCCGGTGGGATGCAGAGCAGTTCCGGCTGCGTCATCCCAAGATCGCCCAAAGGAACGTCCGCCCCGCCGTCGCGCTGTTGGTATGGCTGATGGTGAAAGATCCATTCGCGACCGCCGACACGTACATATTTCCGCTTGCTGCCTCGGTTGCCGCCGCCGCCGTGTTGGGCGTCAGGAGCGGCGTTGATCCCACCGCAATCACGCCAGCCTGCTTCGTCGTCACCACGGTCGAGGTCGCGCCCGTGCTCAGGGTCACTGTGCCCGTTGCGTTCGACCGTCCCGCCGCGATCTGCTGTATGGCCAAGATGATCTTGGTCAGATCGGTTTCCGTTGTGCCGGGAACGTAGACTGTCACTAGATGCTTCCGTTCGTGGCAGTATCGGGTTCAACGCCAGCGCTGAAAGTCCACGCGATTCCGGCGGGAATGCGCGTCTGGAAACGCACATAGCGAGCGTCCCGCATCATGTCGCAGCGTCCCGTGCGGCTCGAAAGGCCAACCTCGCGCCCGACCGTTACCGCCGCCTGTTGAGTGTCACGGTAGGAGATGCTGCCCATACAGACAGGCGCATCCGTGATCGGACGGAAGCCCTTGACCGTCAATCGATCGCCGTCCGCGCCTTGCTCGGCGCTCTGCATCGTGCCTTCCAGGGTAGGACCGCGGAAGAAGCCAAGTGCGTGGGCCGACGAGAACTGCGAAAGCTCGGGCTGCACGGCGGTTGCGTAGGCGTCCAGCGAAAGCGTCATCGAGTCCAGCGAGCCGCCGATCGCACCGCCGCTCACATAGGCGTTTGCATATGTGGTCCCGATCAGGTCGATATGCGTGCCATCGATCACGTTGAACTTGAAATTGCCGTTGGCTTCCGTGGTTCCAACGATCCCGTAAACCTCCACGCTGTTCTGCCCCAAGATGGTAAAACCGTTGTAGGGCGGCGTTCCTGCGCTTTCGGCAGAGAGTGTCAACCGCACTACACCACCCGTTCCCGCTCCCGTTCCCGTCACCGTCAGCGGCGTCGGCGCGATAGCGTCCAGGCTCTCCAGCGTGAGGCCGGTTTGCGACATGCCGAGCAGATATTCGCCAACACTCGCCACGGGGAAGAATTTATCCAGTTGGAAGTCGTATCCCAAGAGCTTGTCAAACGCGCCCGTGACGCCCGATGCTGATTTGTAAGCCCAAAAAACGCGCGTGGAGCGCGGATCGGCCGTTCCCATGAACAGTTGTAAATTGCCGATGTCCAGATCGATCAGGAACGAACGGTCGACGCGCTCGCGGCCGATCGGCATGGGAAAGCCGCCGGGCGGGATCTTGTGAAATCCTTGACCAGCATAGAAGAATATGTTTTCGCCCGCTCTGACGATCGAATACGGCGCAAACAGCCCTTTGTCGTGCGCTATCTTGTCGATCTGGAAAATGATCGGCGAACCCGGAACGTAAGCCATGCGCCGGATAGCCTGATCCTGGAACACGATCCCGCTTTGATCGCCGCCCGCCACACCGCGCACCAGGCCGCCATCTGGAAAATCCTGGAAGTCGGAAGAGTTCACTCCCGATGTCCAGCTCGCGGAAGCATTGAAACTGTTGAGACCGGACCATTGAATACGGTACGGCTGCGAGAGGAGGCCAGAGAGAACCAGGAAGCGACCAACGACACTGATATAGGCGGCTTGCGGCGGGCTGCCCAGCGCGTTGACGAATGTCGTGGGGCTGGACATATCGAACACTTGAAGCACGACGTTCGCCTGCGTCGCGAAGACAAAATTGCCGGTTTGTGCAAACTGCCACTGTGCCGACGTGGAAAGGGAACTGTAGGGACCGCCTGAAAGAGATACGTTTATCCAGGTGAAGTTCGTATTGTTGAGCTGATAGAGGTTCGTTGCAGTAGCGGCGAACGTGACGACCGATCCGTCCGACTTCAGCGCGTAGAAAGCGCCGCGGCACGGACCCGGAAGCGCCGCCGTGTAGGGCGATAGGGACGGAAACGGACCATAGCCATCGCCACGCGGGATCACGTTCAGAATGTTGTGTACCGCAGTGCCTTCATAGTCGGCGGTGTCCGGACTCCATGCTCCCCATTTCAAAAGCGGCATTATTCACGAATCCAGATGGGCGCGGGAGCGCTGACGGGAGTCCAGATCGAGGTGGGCGCACCCTCCACGGTCCATGGTGCTGCGGGGATGCCTTCCTTGGTCCAAGCGTTGAAGTCTCGTGACCACGTCGAAGGGAATCCAGTCAATAGGTACTGGCCGCCGAGTGCGGCAAGTTGGCTTTCATAAAACGAAGCAGCAAAGCCTGTGAACGTGTAGTGGCCGGTTGCGAAAATGGCGCCGCCACTGGAAAACGTGACGGTAAAGCCGGTCTCGGTGAACGAACCTTTTGAGGCTGTCAGCGCCTCCCGGAAGGTTGCGGCTTTGCCAGTCTCGATGAACGCTGCTTCCGCGCCGTTGAGCGCGTACCCCAGCATAACGGCGTTGCCAGTCTCAACGAAGGCGCCTTCCGCCGCCGCAAGCAACTCCAGGAAAGTCGCCGCTTTTCCGGTCTCGACGAAAGAGCCTTGCGCCCCGACGAGGATGATGCTCCCGGTTGCCGCTTGCGTCGGACCTATACCGATCGGGGCAACGCCTATCGCACCAAAGCCGGGCATTTATGCCAACTGCGTTATTTCGAGACGCGAATAGATTTGTGTATTACCGAAGGCGTTGGCAACGCCGAGCGCGTTGACGTTTGGCGACGATGTCAACACGCGATGCTCAATTCTGAATGCTTTTGATGCAGCAATCGTAACTACTGTTCCTCCAACGGACCTAGTGGCCGCGGTGACACTGCTGCTTGTGGAATATTCGGATGATCCATACGCAACCACCGCGGCATCGGTGACGTTGAAAAGACGCGATTGATGTTGATCGGAAAAGCCGCAGGGGGACGACCACGCCATGTAATATGTCCCCGCGCCCAACGTCACCTGATTGGTCGCCAGCGACGCAATGGAATTGGCGTTCCTCACGAGCATGTTGAGCACGCGCGTGAACCACGCACCTGCTGTGTTGGTGCCACCGCCAGTCCCGGAAGCTTGCTGTTCCTCAATAATGGCATCCGGCATCGTATAGCCGCGCTGCGCGAGGGACAGCGTGCCACTCGTCAGGAGAGACGCATTGGCTAAGTCCTGCGAGAGCGCCGTGATGTAGACATTCGGCACGGTCGAAAAGACAATGGCACTCGTGCCGCCGGAAGAGTTCGCCGTGATGGTCGTCCGTGCCAGGGTCGTGCCGGATACGGTGTATGCGCCAAATCCCTCTTCCCACTGGCTCTTGTCGGCACTCTCCGCGCGATACGAATAGACGGCGGTGTTGGCCGCACCCGCACTTGCCGGCGTCTGACATCCCAAGACTGCAGCGGACACGACAAAGTTTCCCGACCCGGAAGAGGTCGCGATAAATCCGCATGCGTCGAGATAGCCGCCAGCGCTCATGTCAGTTGCAAGATGCCGTTGGTCAAGTCGGTGGTGACCGTGAAGGTGTTGCCCGAAGTCAGCGTGACGGGCGCGCCGTTATCCCACCAGCCGATCAGCGGCGTGGTGGCTGAAGTCGAATTATAGAGCACGGCGTATTGGAATGGTCCGATGCTGCCGCCGCTCGCTGTCCAAGAGGGCTGCGTTCCTGCAGTGAGCTTGAACACGCCACCGGACTGCGCGCCTGCGATGGTGCCGATCGTGGTCCCGCCCGCGGTGTACCCGTTCGCTGTCGCAAGATCGGCCGGCGTGTTGTAAACGGTATTCGACACGGACGGCGCGGTGTTGGTCAAATAGACCTTGTACACCTGCGAAGTGCCGGTCTTCATGTCGTGCAGCGCGTGCGCGATATCGCCACAAAAACACTGAAACTTATTAAACGCCGCCATTTACGCGACTCCGTTTGTTCTAGCAAAATTGTGATGCATTTCGCGTGCGTCTTGATGACAGATCGAACACGGTTCTCGTGGTCCACAAAATCCGGCATCTCGCCAGTCATGTTCCTGAGTGTGTGCCACTAGGGGGTAACTCCGGATACTCTGACCTGGACTGGCCCGGCATTAAATGTTGATGTGAGACCCAGCGCGTTGAGCTCATCGAGCGCGGTTTTGAAACCCAGGCCCCATGTCTGGATCCGCGCATCCTCTTTGATGTACGGAGCGCTTTCCAGCAGAGCGCCGTAGAGGTAAATGTCGGGCGCCAGAGTCAGGAGCCAGTTCGTTCCTCCCGCCGCGGAGGCGAGGGGCGGAATATTGGCGCGGTAGACCATCTCGACCGTGTAGGCCATGTCCGGCGTCGGAAGCAGTTCAAGCTCATTGCCGAAAATGGTGAAATAGAGCGGCTGCAAAGCCGTGTTCTGGATGTTGAACCGCAACTCATCCATCTGGGTGGCTGACCGGAATGAAAGGCACGGTTTGCCCGTCACGCTTTTGAGGCGCACCCGGCGCATGGACTGGAAGTCCGCAGGCAGCGCGATCATTTCCGGTTCGAGCGAGGTGATATCGGTGAGGGCGGTAGAGCGCTGCTCCATCTGCCGGACGAACAGGTCGCGATTGAACTTGGCTTCCGAGAGCTGGATAAAGGTCGGGATGCGGGCGATCAGCGTCGTATCCTGGTCCCTTCCAAGCCACTCAATCACTGCGCTCTGTAGCGAGGCGTAATCGACGATCTGCGTGGTCATGCAAACCTCGCAAACTCGTCTTGGCTGATCATGGTCACGACCTGCCCCACTTGGTGCCGCTATAGTACCCGGCTTGCAGCGCGGGACGATCCACACGGAGATATGCCCACTCGGGATCGGCGAGGTGGCGATGCACGATCGCGTCAAACTCGGGCGTGAACAGCTTCAGGGACGTGTTGCCCTTGCGGTGCTCGTCGTCCAGCCATTTCACATAAATGACGTTGGGGATGCGCGCGACATGTCGTCCCCAATCGGAGTGCTGGGTCTCCCGGCGCGCTTCCTTGTTCCACTCAAGAATCGGTTCTACGTCCTGCGAATGCTCGATCGCAATGTCTTTGCCGTTGGAATCAAGGTAAATACGTGCGTTGAGCATGGCGGGTCCGGGCGGCTGGGAGGGGTTTCCGGGGCCGGCGCGGGGCGCTCTGACGGGGCGGAACGTGCAAGATAGCCGATTTAATGCGGAAAGTCAACCGGGTGACGGGACTTGCTGGTAGGGCGCACTTGTGGCACAAATGGGGTGCGCGCGGATGGGAGGATTGCATGCCAAATGATCTGATAGCAAATAAGGTGGAAATCGGCGTGCTGGCCGATACCGTCACCATCGAGATCAAATGCGGGGACGCCTACCTCGCCCGCGTGCTCTATGATGATATTGTGGAGCAGATGGAGGCGGGCGAGCGCGTCTCTTTGGGTATAGTGCCAAAATTGCCTACGTCGTGAACGTCAGAGTGTTGAATGAACACTTGATTCCGGGCGAACCGATCGTTCCGCTTCTGAATCCGACCAGCGTAGCGGTATTGTTGAAGCTGCTCGTTCCCGTCGTCAGATTTGCGCCGTTCACCGTAAAGCTGACGTTGTTGCCGGATAATGTCACGGCGATCGCATAGGCCGTTCCGGATACGAGCGTCATCGATAGCGTGGCCAGGACCGTGAACGTGCCAGCGACGCAGCTATACAAATTAACCTTTCCGTTGGTGACCTCAAGCTGAAGCAACAGGAAATTGCTGCTGTCGGTGTAGCGAAACACCATGCCCGGCTCGAACTGGGCGAACGATCCGTCATAGTAGGGCGTCAGCGTGCAGGAATATGTTCCGTTGGCGTAGCCGGGAGTTGTTGCTATCGCGACGCTGCCGACCAGTGCGTTCGGTTGCGCCGAGTTCGATTGGATGTAGTGACTTCCGACTTGATCGGTCCATCCAGAACCGCGCGTCATCGTGTGTGCAGCGAGGTCCGCTCCGTTGGTGCCGACAAATCCGTCTTGCAACAGAGTGACCGCGCCGAACGGTCCCCAGAGATTTTTGTTATATTGCTGGATCGAATATTGCGGAACATTCCCCGGCGCGCCACCGCCGCTGGCGGCCCAATCTGAACAGATAAACCAGGATCCAATCAACCCCTTGAACAACTCCGTTCCGCCCGGACCAGCACCAATCTGGATATTCGCAGTGTTGACTGCGACAAGAGCAGCTCCCGTTCCGCTCGCTACATTCGTAGCATTAAACCAAATAGACCATGACCCGTCCGGATTGTAATAGGTTTCAACAAACATTGGACTGGTTAATGATGCCGCCACGGAGGTAACCCCGATGGTTGCGCCGCCGTTTTTAAGCAGCCGCACAAACCCGGTTGTCGAGTCTACTCTAAGCTCAAGACCGCCCGCTGTGTCCGGCCCGACGAGGCAGTAATTTGCTGCGAAGTCAACAAGTTGACCGACCCAATTTATATAGACACTGACTGATTGACCTGAAGTCGTACTAGGGAAATTGCCAGATGTACCCATAGCCTTGAGGTAATTTGTGCTGCCGTCGAACGAAATCGCTGGATGTCCATTGATTGTCTTCAGCGCACCGGATTGATAGATGATCGGAGCGGTCGAACCGGCCGAGGCAAAAGCATAACCATTGGTAGTGATGTAAGGAGTAGGAACCTGAAGCTGATCGTAATAGGTCGAGACGCGCCCGATGGTGCCGGAGCAAAACGACGTGATCGCGGAAGTATTCAATAGTGATTGGGGAGCGGCACCAAAAGCAATATCCGTTCCCGTGCTGTCGCTATCACGGGTGATGTGCATTGCGGCGCCAGCATAGAGGCTGTTTTGCGCTTGCGGGGCGCATGTCACATAGGCACCAATGACAAAAGTAAGACCATCCAGCACACCGCCGACCTTTTGCATCAACGGAAAGAGAATATGGGAGTCCGCAATAATCGCCGTTAAATCTCCAGCCGTCCATGTTGTGGCGGGGTTGTTGTAATTGTAGGCCAGATAAAAATCGGTCGATCCGCTGGTATCATTGCAAAACGCACCGTAGTTTTGCATGGCCCTGAATATTTTCTGGCCGTAAGTAGACAGGCCACTTGGCATTGCGGTCGTCTTTGGAATGGCCATAAGCATGCCTTCCATGATGAAGCCATTGTAAACATGGCCGTCACCGGAGATTGCCCACGGACCAAAGTAATCATTAGGGCTACCTTGATTGACGATGTAGCCTCCACTGAAAGAAACCCAATGATTGATCTCCCCCGCCGTGAATTCTTCCTTGACAAGAGCACCCAACAGGCAACTAGAGCCCGTCGCAACGACACCTGCGCCATGCAGGTAAAATGGCGGGATGGAATTAAAATGCCCAAGCCCGTCGCTGTTGAGGATATCACAACTGCCGACGGTGCCTAGAACTGCCGTCGTGTCCGTTTGCCGAACAAGATAATACCAACTCCAGCATGTAGTGCCGATCACCGATATGGCTTCTTTATCGATGGGGTCGCCAGTGTTGGTAAAACCCGATGTCATCGGAACGTTAATTACAGTTCCAGAAGGAGTACCCCATCCTCCGTTTGCCGTCGTCATGCTGCAAACGGGCGCACTGGCTGCTGGCTGATCGATATAGAATTTTGCTTGGGCGTAGTAGTTTGCGTTGCTTACGGCAGGCCACAAGCATGGCGTCAGGATACTATTTGCTGGAAGAGGTTGGTTACACGGTGCTGTTGCCGCGAACGGACGCTGTCCAGGAACCCATGAAGTCGTAACCGACCAATTGACATAACCCGCTGGAACTATCTCTGCATAGACTGACCAATTGGTGTAGCCTGCTGGAACTGGCTGCACGTAGGTCATGTGCCACCAAAATTCGCAACTGTGGAGCTTAGGCTACAACAACAAAACGCAGGAAACAGTGCGCCTGCAATCGCCGTCGTGCTGATGCCGCCTATGTTGTTAGCTGGATCTTGGCTAGTTAGCGCGGCATTATTCCATCCACCTGCATCCACACTAAACCATATTTTTTGGTGGAGGAAATCATAGGCCATGCGACCAACATTGCCAGCCGCATAGGATGCAAGAGTGGCGACAAGGGCACCATTCAGATAAACAGACCCCGTATTGTAGTATCCGATTGAATTATTGGTTCCTCCGAGATACTCGTTGTCTAAAAGTTCATTGACGTTTGCGACACCAATGCCAGTCTTATTCCCACTACCGGACGCAGGGGACATCGTGAACTCGGCGTACCGCAGTCCCGCTATCTGGCTCTGTGTGGCCCGCACTAATGCCCAAACGGCGCTTGAGCTTGCCGTTGCCGTGAAGTTATTGTTCGACAGGGTGATGTTTGCAGACTTGTCTGCGGTATTCCACGTAACAGTCATATCTTGCTCTTTTCTTGCATTACCAGCCCTGCGCCTGCATTTGGGCATAAATTGCATTGGCGACGAATGTGTACCCGTTGGCTCCGAGATGAAGCCAATCCGTCATTGTCGCTGCTTGGCCCGCCGCATAACTTGCAGCAGTCGTTCCGGCATACCCTCGGGTACAGGTCACGACTTGGTTGCCTGTGGCTGTAAGGACGTTAATATATTCTGTCCCGACTTGGAGGACTGAACCCGCCAATACGGTAACAAACGACGTTGTAAAGCTTTGATCGGTTGCTAGAATCGCTGGAGTTATAGTTCCAGAGAGCTTAGCTCGCATTGTGAACGGGGTTACATCGGCGGCGTGGTTGAGAACGTCTACCGGATTAGCGGGATTGTACGCTGCAACAAGCATCGAGCGGATATCGATGTATTTTGAACCATAGGCGCTTGCAAAACCGTTACTGACGGTGATTACGTCATTATACGCAGACGACCCTGAGGGTGATGTTACCGGGGTCAGGGGAGATAGCACAAAGTAGTTTCCATTTGCCCCGGCCACGTCAGAAGTCATGGTCGCGACGTTGGATAGAATTGTCGCGGGGCCATCACCTCCGTTCGTACCTGTCCAAAAGATATTTCCTAAGGGCCACGCGCTGGTCTTAGCCTGGAATCGCGTAATGATTTGCGAACTTGTCTGACCGCCGACACCGTCATTGGCTACATGTCTGACCTCCGGTAGAAATTTAGAAGCAATCACGGATGGGTAGGTGGTTGCAGTGCCGTCTTGACCTCCAGCCGTCAGACTGTCGCCCCAACAATCGATGGCGTTAACGCCCAGGCTAACCCAAGCGGCTTTCTGGTTGGCTCTTAGTTGTGTCCTTTGGGCATAGACGGAATTAAACACGATGACTTCCGATACGGCACCTAAGAATGCGCTGGCTGGGGAAATACTCATGATTCCCGTATGGGCAGGGACTTGACTCGTGCCAGCGGTCCGCAGCGCCTTCGTTGTGCCGTCCTGCACCCAATCGACGGAAGCGGCGGAAAGGGTCAGATCATGCTGTGAGACATACCCGTTTATACCAAAATTCGGCGCGGTCACTGCGCTGCGCGGTGGAACGCCAGTAGTTGACTGGTTTCCAAACGCCAGCCCATCCCCTGCCGTCCAATCAGTGCCCGAGGAGCCAGTATTGATATAAGTCCCGATATATTCGGGCGATACTCCCAAAGAGAACAAGCCCCGCCAATTGGCGCCAGCACCTTCCGAATAGAACAAAACAGCAAATAGCTGGAGATCGTTTGCAGTCCAGGCGACGGAGGCATTCGTCAGACCGTTACCAGCGGCTCCGTTGAACTGGAGTGACGGACGTTTTGCAAACCTGTTGGCTATAAAGGTCGGCTGATTAGCGACCGTTGCTTGCGCTACGTCACGACCATGGCCACTCTGATCGTACCATTTTGCAACTTTGACCGCCCCGTGGGCTGCAACGAATGCAGCAATTGCGGACGCGCTGACAAAACCGTCGCTCCCCGCGCTGAAATCTTGCTGAATGGTATCTGCGGCCTGAAGACGGACGAGTGGCCCGGCATACTGAGGCGCCAACTGACGCAGCGAGAACGCAGCAAAGACACTGGTTTGGCTGGTAAGGGGAGGAACATAGACCGTTCCCCCACGTCCTAGCAGCCCGTCATAACCACCTATACGGCTCGCGCCGGCTCGATACTCGCCGCGCACGCCGATGCGTTGCGCGCCCGGCCTGATGATGGCGCCAGCGCCACTTGAAGGGCTGCGGATCACGGGCGTTTCGCGCCCTGCTTCACGTTGACGGTCGTTCCCGCCGTGCTCCACGCATAGATCGCATCGCCGATTGCATCGTCTCCAGTCAGAACAACAGAGCCGCCTTGACCACCGGCCGCAGAGGCAGGATCGAGCGGCGTCCCATCGGATGCGGAAGCGGGAGCAGAACCGCATTTCCAGACCAACGAACCCGTTCCGTTATTGGCGATAATGAACAGATTGCAGCCTGAGCTTACCGGCGCAATCTGAACCGGAGTATTTGCGGTCAACGTGGTCGTGGTATCGGTAACGGTTACGGTCATGTGTTCCTCTAGGAGAGTTCGGTGACGTTGAGCGTGCCCGCGGCCGAATCCTGAATGACGGAAAGCGTCTGACCCGGCGTGACGATGACGTACTCAACCCAATTGATGGGCAACAGCGATCCGTTGGCCAGCGTTGCCGCTGTCGCTGCCTGCGCGTTGCCGCCTGAAATGAGGTAATGGCACGCCGTAGTGCATGCGAGACGAATCTGATACGTCTCGGGGCCAAAGACGCCCGTAAACGCCGCTGCGGCGGCAGTATACGGAATCGCCTGAACTGCGCCTTGACGGCTGGCGGACTGTTTCGAAAAACCAGACATCTGGCTTTAGCCTTCCCGAATCGCCACGCAAAAGTGCGCGGGAATGGTGGTGCCAGTCGCGCCGGCCGGCGTGAGCGAAATCACGTCGTCCTCGTTGACTTGGGCAGAGGTGAAAGTGGTAGGCGTGCCCGAGAAAAGGAGGCCCGCAGCCGAGCCCGCTTGCGTCATGGCAAAGGTACCAATCGTGGTACCCTGCGTGACGTTAGCGACGGTCACGATGCAATCCGCAGCCGTGATTACACCACCAAGGATGCCGGTGAATTTTCGCACCGTGCCGCGCATTGGGGAGCGCAGGTACGCCGCAACGGGAGTCGTGCCGCATGACGGCGTGTATGCCGTTTGGTCGATTGTATTGAGCGTGTGGTGACCAGGAAGTGACATGGTTCAGGAGCCCCTCGGGCGAACGGGAAAAAGAAAGAGGGGGCGCCCCTTACGAAGCGCCCCGGTTCATCAGCTCGTTGTGTTGTCAAAAACGCCGCCCGAGCTTTTCTCGTTGCGCGCGACCAGGCCATACTCCGAGAGGATCTGGCGCCGATCCGAGTCGCCGGTCTTGGCGAGCGGGATCGAGATCATGTTACGGCCATTGAGATGGGCAATCGCCCACTTGTCGTCTTCGAGCACCAGCACGTCGCGGGCGCGCGAGAAACGGTTAGCCAGGACTTTCAGAAGGCCGAAGTCGGACTCGTAAGCGTCCACGCTGGCGACGATCTTCTTGGACTTGGCTTCCTCGATCGGGGTGGCACGGCCGGTGAAGGTCGAAAACACCTGCTTGTTGAAGGCGCCGGTCATGACCTTGTTTGGCTTGCCGCCGTTGACCCAAATCGAGTTCAGAACGGTCTTGAGACGCGCTTCGGTGAACGCGATCTGCGTGCCGTCCGTGCGGGTGCCAGTGCCGTCCGCAGCAGCCGGATCGGCCGCGCCGCCCGCCGTGCCCTTCGAGGTATTGGACTTGATCCACGACAGAATCGACGCAGTGGTACGTGCGACCGTATCCGAGCCGGTTGCCTTGGCCTGGTTGGTGAGCAGGATGCTCTCCATATCGCGCTTCAGTTCGAGGCCCTTGAGCATTTCCTGATAGGCGAGTTCGTTGTCGCGGCCGGCATGGTCAACCGCCTGCTGGGTGCCCGAAACGCGAGCCACCTTGTAGGAGATTTGCATGATGTTGCCGAGACGCACGGTCGGAGTGGTCGCGGTCGTGGTCGGATCGTCGCCTTCGAGCTGCGCGTTCGCGGTGGAGGCAGCAGCGAGATTCTGTGTTTGCCATTCGTGGTTGACGGCGGTTGCCTTTTCCTTGGCGGCGCCGGTCGTGAACGGGGTATCGACGGGATCGATACGATAGATCACGTCGGAAAGGTCTTCGCGGTTGCCCACCGATTCGTAGGTGGCGAGGGTATTGGTCGGGAGTGCCATTTAGGTGGTCCTTAGGATGCTCGGGCTCTCGCGTTGCGGCGCGCTAGGAGTAGCGCAACGGCATCGTCGACTTTGCCGGAATTGTTGAATTGTTTGTCGAGGGTCTGGATACGGACGGAAGCTTCCGAGCTGCGAGGCTGGGTGACTCCGGGTCGCTGTACGGGAGGAACAACCTTGGCAACGGGCTTGGGCGCTACTTTCGCGACCGTGTATCTCACTGCATCGAAGAGGAGTCGCTGGACTCGATGATCGAAAAGCGAAACCTTCTCGCCCTTCTCGAACCCTTGGAGTTCTTCGTCGGTGAAACCAACGTCGCGCAGCTTGGTCGCCGCTTTGTTCGTGAGGTCTGCTGCCTTGGCTTTGTCCGCCAAATCCGGGATGTGCTCGGCTGCCTTGGCGTTCTCTTCCTGGACGAACTTCATCCAGTCGGATCGCGCTGTCTGCACCTTGCGCTCGTCGGCCTGCTTCAAATCCTGATGCGCCGCTGCGAGCTTCTGCTGGTGGGTATCCCAAGCTCGGAGGCGTGCCTGTAATTTCAGGGACTCCAGCGGGTCGGTTTCCACCAGTCGCATCATGTCGGTGGACATCTTTTCGAGGTCCGCGACCGAGCGAATTTCCGGAAAGTCGCGTAGCTGTTCCTTTTCAAGAACCTCCACAACCGACTTCAGCTTACCTTCGTACTGCTGCCGTGTTTGTTCCGCCTGCGCTACTTGGGCCTGTGCAGCCTTTCGAGCTTCAGCGGCTTCGTTCTGACTTCGGCGAGTGCCTGAGTCGCGTTCCTGTTCGCGTGCAACGATCTTCTGTTGCATGGCGCGAGGCAAGGATTGCCACTCTGCGTCTTCGTCCTTTGTCCAAGACCT